ATCCGGCCATCCCGACAGAGTGTTAAATAATAGCCTTTCTTTCAATAAGTTAGGCTATTTTTGTTTTTTATGGCACGATGTCTGGCACGATTTGTTTATGTAAAAACTGGAAATAGTATTTGCAAACACTAAAATAGTTAGTATATTTATCTCATTCATATATTTAGGTTTATAATTGGTTAGGTTGAAATGCCCTGTACCGCCCGGTACGGGGCTTTTTTATGCAAAACTCAATTATTTAGCCTAAAATATTGTAACAAATTCCAAAACCTTTGTTATTGCTAAATTATTTAGTGATAATCGCTATCTATGGCGGCACCTATTGGGAATCAATTCTGGAAATTAAGAAGTAAACACGGGCGTGACAAGTTATTCGAGACACCCGAATTGCTTTGGGATGCTGCATGTGAATACTTCCAATGGTGCGATGATAATCCATTGATAGAGATAGTCATTGAGAAAGTAAAAGTAAACGGATTTGGCGACAAGATAACCAAGCAGGATTTGCCAAAGATGAGGCCTTATACACTTCACGGACTTTGTCTTTATCTTGATTGCAGTACTGAATACTTCCGACATTTCAAGCAAAACAATAAAGATCATAAAGATTTTATGCCAATCCTTACACGTATAGAGGAAACTATCTATAATCAGAAGTTTTCAGGAGCTGCAGCTGGGTTCTTAAATCCAAACATAATAGCCCGTGATCTGGGGCTTGTAGACAAGAAGGAAAACAAAGTTTCTGTAGAACAACCATTATTTGGAGACGATGAGGGGGGTAATAGTCAAGAAGGAGCATAACGGCTTTATATACACAAAAGCGATAAAGAAGCTGCGAGGGCTTCGAAAACGAGTTAAGGTCATACCCGGAGGAACATCTGGAGGAAAGACATACGGGATATTACCTATTCTCATAGATAAGGCTGCCAGAACGCCTATGTTGGAGATTTCGGTAGTCAGTGAGAGTGTGCCACACCTCCGCAAGGGAGCGTTAAAAGATTTCCTGAAAATAATGAAAGCAACGGGTAGGTATATCGATGCGAATTGGAACCGAACCCTTTTAACATATACTTTTTCCAATGGGACATACATTGAGTTCTTTAGTGCGGACCAGGAGGACAAAGTAAGGGGCCCACGGCGTCACGTTCTTTATATTAATGAGTGCAATAATATCAATTTTGAGACATACCATCAGTTAGCTATACGTACATCTGTTGATATCTGGCTCGACTTTAATCCAAGTAATGAATTTTGGGTGTACACAGAGCTACAGGATGATGATGATGTAGAGTGGTTAACCTTGACTTACAAGGATAATGAAGGTCTGCCGGAAAGCATTGTGAAAGAAATAGAGAAAGCCATGTATAAGGCTTTCTATGATCCGTTTCTTCCAGATCCTTTTATCGAAAGTAATATCAAGAACAAGTATTGGTCGAATTGGTGGAAGGTTTATGGTCTCGGATTGTTGGGGAGTTTAGAGGGTGTTATATTCTCTAACTGGTCAATAATCAAGTCAGTACCAGCAGAGGCAAGACTAATAGGACGAGGTCTTGACTTTGGATATAGCAACGATCCTACAGCTATAACCGAAATATACGAATGGAATGGCAAGAGAATATTAAATGAGATTTGCTATTCAACAGGGATGCTCAATAACGCAGTGGCTGACGTGTTAAAGAATACGGGCGTTATGACTTATGCCGATAGTGCTGATCCAAAGAGTATAGATGAGCTTAAAGATGTCTACAAGTGCAGCATCAAAGGGGCGGCAAAAGGACCTGATAGCATCGTATACGGAATTCAGATAATGCAGAAGCAAGAATACTTAGTAACTCAATCAAGTACGAATTTGATTAAAGAATTAAGAAGTTATTGTTGGGATGTTGATAAAACAGGTAAGAAGCTGAACAAACCAATTGATGCGTTCAATCACCTGATAGACGGGATAAGGTATCACGAAATGGAAACGATAGGAAAAGCGGAAAGAGTTTTTGATTGGAATTAAAAGTTAAAGAAATGGGTATAATGAAAAATATAAAAAGGAAAGCAGCGGTAAGCATGTTTCCCGACGTAATTAACCAGGAGATAGCTGTTAGGATGGCCAACCTTTTTAATGCCAATGTATTCCAATGGATCGGAGAAGGGCAACCGATAGTGAACCCCGATAACTTCGATTACATCAAAAAAGGATACATGACGGTAGATGCTGTATACGAGTGCGTAGATCTGATAATGAAAAAGGTCGTAGCATCGCCTCCTATTCTTTACAAGGTTGTCAACGAGACCAAATTAAAGCAGTACGACAATCTAAAGATGTCAGACGACCCATATAATCGGGCAAAGGCAGCGGTATTGAAAGCGGAAGCATTGGAGGAGGTTACGGACAGCAAGATTGCCAAACTATTCGAGGAGCCTAACAATAGGCAGACATGGGATGAATTTATATCCATGATTGTCGTTTTTTATCTCGTATCGGGAAATGCGTTCGTATATGGCAATGCGTCAGATAAACGCAGCAAAAAATGGTCAGAGATATGGGCGTTACCTTTTGCGCCCACGCAGATGACTATTATATCAGGAGGTATGATGGAGCCGATTAAGAAGTATTCAGCATCATATAACGAAGGTAAATCGGAGTTGAATTTCGAAGCATGGGAGATCGAGCATATCAAGACGGTAAATCCTCTTTGGGAGGCCGGAGGAGGACAGTTGTTTGGGATGTCGCCGCTCCACACTAAGGCGGCTAAACTTAAACGAAATGAAATCCAAGACGACTCTATAAACAAGATGCTCAATAGTGGCGGTGCGTATGGAATCATAACACCTAAGAACAAAGAAGATGAATGGTCGCCTGACCAACGAGAAGCATTTAAAGGCAGCCTGAGAGACGCAAAGAATAGTCGAGATGAGGTAGGACGTATATTAGCTGTATCGTTGCCGATTGATTGGTTGCAGATAGGTCTACCATTAGGCGACATGATGTTAGAGCAAATAGACAAAATGGATAGGGAGAGCGTGTACCGTGGTTACCATATTCCTTTAGTGTACGCCTCGAACGACACAAGTACTTTCAACAACATGAAAGAGGGTGGCCGAAAGCTGATATACGACGCTGTTGCTCCTGTATGCGACGCTATAGCGAAAGCACTTACCAACTTTATATGCAAGCCTTACAAGGAAGCAAGCAGAAGCGAGAAGTATATAATCAAATTGGATTATATGAGTCTTCCAGAGCTGTCACAGGATATCAAGGAGACAGCTGAAGCTTTGGATAAAATGGATTACTTGACAGACAACGAAAAACGCGAAGTATTGGGATGGGGCAAAATTGACGAGCCGGCATATAATGTTTCCTACAAAAACAAAAATAAAGCTTCTATTCATCAGATATTCGAGGGATCAACAATAACTGACAGGCCAAACGAAAGCAAATAGCCCCATGATGAAAATATATAAGCACACAGGCTCAGGTATATATGTTGGTAGTTGCATTATTGTTGCTGCTGATAACGATAATGAAGCGGCAGAAATGATACGTAAGGAGTTGGATAGTTGGGGGCTTCGTAATGAAAAGTTAAACGTTTATGAATTAGAAATAAAAAAAGGTGTTGTACACGTTGATAACGGAGATTATTAATAATGAAATAAAATGACAAAAGAGCAATTTATCAATGACCTGATCCAAGAGAAAGGATACAGGAGTTATCTGGAGATCGGATACGGCTCCGGGGACTGCTTCGGACAGATACAGTGCGAATACAAACATGCGGTAGATCCAGATATTCAGGATGGACACGAGTATCTGCACAAGTGTAATTCTGATGAGTTTTTTGCGTCCGCCAAAGATCAAGAGTTTGATGTTATATTTATTGACGGGTTGCACCATGCTGATCAAGTCCGTAAAGACATCAATAACGCGTCTAAGCACCTAAGCGCTGACGGCGTGATTTTATTGCACGATATCCATCCCGAAACGGAAGAAATGCAGATCGTGCCACGTCAGCAAAAAGAGTGGACGGGCGATGTGTGGAGGGCTTGGGACGGTTTCAAAAAGAAATACCCCGACGCTCAAACGCAGGAGGTTCCAGTCCGGTACGGGTTGGGATTAATATTCCCCAACGGTAAAAAGTTTAAGGCACACTTTGAAGACATGGAAACAACATGGCAAGAAAGATTGCACTCTATACAGTCATAACTAATTCGTACGATACGCTAAATCCTATTCCCCGTGGTGCAGCTGCGGAAATAGACTGCTTTGTCGTGACGGATGACCCTTCCAACATAGCCGAAGGTTGGAAGCAGATACTTATTGATAGAGCGGATGATCCACATAGGCAACAAAGGGCATTGAAGATTGATTTTACCCTAATACCGGAGCTAAACGGATACGATACGATAATATACATCGATGCGAACATGTCCCTACGAAAGCCGTTGCAGGGATTATTGAGGTATTATAGAGGTGGATTGCTAACAATTAAACACCCAAATCGGAATTGCGTATATGAGGAAGGGTGGGCATGTATCGATCTTAAGAAAGCCAAAAAGGAAGATGTTCTTTCTCAGCTATCATCATATCAGATTCGAGGCATTCGACCCGGAACGGGGATGTATCAAACAGGATTGATGATACGTGACAGAAGTGATGTCGTTATAGGTTTCTGCAAAGAATGGTTGTCGGAGCTGAATAAACATACCCATAGGGATCAGCTTTCAATTATAGCGGCGAGAGACAAGGCTAAAATAACCATTGCCACGATCAACATGGGGATATTCAACACACACATCAGCATAGGAAAGCATAAAAGCAAGACTCGTCCGATAATTCATTACCTTACACCTTATTCGACAGAAAAGAATATAGGAAAAGCCTATAATGATGCGATACGGCAACTCAACGCCAAGGATGAGGATTGGGTAGTGATCCGTGATGGAGATACGTTATTCCCAACTCCCAATTGGGGATTACAGATATCAGATGCTATTATGGCATATGGCGAAAATTATGGACTTATAGGAGCCGTAACCAACCGGATAGGCGATGCTCATCAGCGAGTACCAGACATGTTCGAGGTTTGGGATTTCCGTGAACACGTGAAGAAAGCCATGGAACTGGAAGGGTCGGAGTGGGGTAATGTGAGAGAAATACAACAAGGCGTGGCAGGCTTCTTAATGGCCTTTCAAGTAAAGACATGGAAAGTGGTTAAGTTTATCGAAACTAACGACACCGGTCAGTCCAAGATATTCGACACTATATTCAACAAGGGTATACGGGCGGCTAAATTAAAGATAGGTTTGATGACCGGATTATATGTATTACACTTGTATCGCCCGCTTTCCGACAATCCAAGATCCGACATAAAACATTTGATATGATGGAAAACATTATAATATTTATTTTGATATTCATAGGTGGCGTTATTTTCAGCCGTATAATACACGGCGTTAGATCAGCAATAAAGAAAGCTGAAGAAGCCGAGCGAAGAGCTGCAGAACTTGAAATAATACGACAAAAGATGGAAAGATCTTTTCGGAACCAGTCAGATTACACGATACAGGCTGCAAGATCATTTGTTTCAGGAGATATCGCAACAGCCATAACTGCGTCCGATCTTGCTGATGAAGAAAGCCGGAAGTTCAACGAACTTGCCGAACATTTCAATAAAATATATCATAGCAAATAATGACATTTAACCCAATAGATATGAAAGAACTGGAACAAACCCTCGATGAGATTACATCGGAAAAGAAGTGGTATGCGATTTCAACCAATGAAAGCAAGTGTTCATGGCTTCGAATGACGGCATCACGCATCAGGAAAGGAACTGCCGGGCAAAGATCAATGCAACGATTTTTTGCCACATTTGGATATAATGTAACTATAGAGCGAAGGATAGCCATATACAGATAGTTTTGTATCAATTAGTGTTGCTAAGATATTTAGCACGAACAATCTTTTTGCCTTAATTTTATATCATGAACGATCCCAAAGGCAAAATAGATCTAACGGACAGAGAGAATGCCGAAAAGAAACTTGCTGCACTGAAAGAAAAGACTACCAACGAAAACCTGCGGAAGTCAATCGAGGAAAAGCAGAAGTATATTAATAAGCCTTTGAGTAAAAAATTCTAAGGATATGGGTTTCTTCTGCAAAGAGCTAAAAAAAGAGTTTACCGAAAAGCGTGACATGTTCAAAGCTCTCAAAGAGCATAAGGACGATATTATAGCTTTGAAAAAAGCTGCTATTAAGTTTACCGATCCGATCGGATACGCTATCCGTGAAGCCATATCATCTAAAGAAGAAGCAGAAGATAAGGTGCCGGTAATTGGCGACTTCGTTTATCCGGTCATAAATACGACAAATTATCTTGACAGTCATTCCGATGTACATATTGACGGTATCTGGGACGTTTCACTTAAAGACCAGAAAGGAAAGATCTATTATATCATCAACCACGACCTCGAACTTGGCAAAGTTATCGCATTCCCGGGTAATGTAGAAGCGTATGTAAAGACTTTGGAATGGTCTGAACTTGGACAAAATTATGTAGGCAAGACGCAGGCTCTGATATTTAAAGTTAAGCTTACCGACTCTTCGAATAAAGACGCGCTAAATGCTATAATCAATAAAGAGCCTCTTGAAAACAGCGTAAGGATGCGATACATATCCATGACTTTATGTATCGATGACAGCAGTGACGAATATCGTCAGGAATACGAGAATTTTTACAAATACCTGTCAGTAATAGCCAACAAGGAAAAGGCTATGGAGCAGGGGTATTTCTGGGCTATCACAGAAGCAGCTATACATAAAGAAGGATCAGCAGTACTGTTCGGATCGAACGACGCTACACCAATACTTTATTCTGACCCGTCGGGCGACAGTCAGGAAAATAAAAACGACCCGCCATCGAGCAGTCACCATCCCAGAGCAAAGGACAATGTTCGGGCAAGTTTAAAATTTAATCTTATTTAAAATGGAATTTAAGTATTTAAGCGCCAAAGAATTTGAAGATCTGACGGAATATCAGCAAGAGAAGTATTTGGACGAAAAAAGAAAGCATGAAGCCAAAGTTGCTAAAGACGAAGCTGAAAAGGCGGGTCGTGAAGCTGCACAAAAGCTGATCGATGAAAATAAGGAGGCGGCTGAAGTTGCTCAACAAGAAGCGATCGAAAAAGCGATTACTGTCGTAAAAGATGAATATGACAAGAAGATCGAGAAAGCCATGTGTGATATGAACCGGGCAAAGGAGTTCAGAGATAAGGATCGTCGAAAAACCTTATCCCAACAAATAGAGGAAGCTCTATCTACGGAAGAAGGAGAAAAATCTCTTCGAGAGGTGACGAAAAATAAGTCTGGAAACTTGGTAGAAATTAAAGCACCGGGAACAATGACTGTTCCGGTAGGATCAACCCGTGACGAATGGGCAGAAAACCAAGCTATGCCACATGAGGCCGTTCACGCCAGAAATATTATTCCGATATCTCCGACTGATGCAACAGCAATTAAGTACAATCAGTTCACGATAGGACCTGACGGCAACCTGATCGATACAACTGGCGCTGGAGATGAAAAGCCTCAATTTGAGTACATTGTAACTCCAAAAACGGCTCCTGTTGTAAAAATTGCAGGTCACGTCCATTTAGATGACGAATGGTTCGACGATATTCCCGGATCACGGTCATTCCTTGCGGCGGAACTCCCACAGGCGTATATGGACGCAGAGGATGCTAAGATTTTCAAGGGCGCCGGAGGTTCTGATGACATCGAAGGGTTGTACACCATTGCAACAGCATTAATTTTGCCTAAAGGCTCTGTTACAGCAGGGTCCAACAATTGGGATAAACTCGCTGCGACCGTTACCCAAGTGCGTGAGAACAGACGCAGGTCAACTGCTATCTGGACATCTCCGATTGATTTGCTTGAGCTGTACATCAATAAAGATGACCAGAACGCATATACATATCCAATTGTTATGGATGCTAATGGTATTTTGCGTGTTGGAGGTGTGCCTATCTACGATCACACGATTTTCGAAGAGGGCGAATGGCTTGCAGGTGACTTCCTACGTGGCACACGGATATTCCAGAAGAAAGCGATCGAAGTCCGGTACTCCCGTGAACACGGAACCAACTTCACCCATAACCAGACGACGGTTTTGGTGGAGGCGAGGATTGCGCTTCCTGTGTTTTATCCTGATGGATTTATCAAAGATCCTAATCAGACAACTTAATTAACAAGGGCGGTGAAATATCCGCCCTAAATAATCAACATGGATGCATTACACGTCATATCACTTCAAGAAGCAAAAGATAATCTAAGGGTAGACTTTCCGGATGATGATAATATTATTGCCCGGTTGATAAAGACGTCCGTAGATTGGGTAGAGAGATATACATGCCATACTTTATATTGTAGAGAGAAAAAAATTGTAAGTGATGGGTGTACAATTGAAGTATATGATTATCCTGTAACCGTGTTGAGTGTAGTAAAGGATGGAAGTCCTGTTAATTATACTACGCAAACTCGTTCTGATAAATTATTGATCTATGCACCTAAGGGAGCTTTGGTTACACTGAAAGTAGGGTATGATGATGTGCGTAAAGTTCCGGGAGTTCTTATAGAAGCCTGTCATAAACTGATTACATACCTGTATGAAAATAGGGATGCTTATAGCATGGGTATACCTGTAGACATTCAAGGGCTTATAAACCAGTACCGGAGGGGGCTGTTCTGATGGCAAAGAAACCATATGAAAACAAACATTTCCTCGATCCCGGAAGATTAAGGCATAATATAGCATTCTATCGCCTTACTTCGACAGATGACGGTTATGGAGGTTCTGATGTATCTGAAACACTTTTATGCGAAACGAAGGCGAGTAAACAAAGGATATCGACATCGCAGTCTTTGGGAGAAAGTCAACAGATGGTAACCGATGCAGGCGCAACGGCATTCAACCAGGACATGTACTTTGTAATCCGGCACAGAAAAGGTTTCTTTCCGAAAAAAAATGACAAGGTAATCGTCGATGGGTCGGAAGAATATACAATCAATGGTATTATTCCTTTGGATGATCCTTTGAGTTATATACGGTTGTTATGTGTGCGAAAGGTATAAATGATTTTCAGCGGAAAATGTCCAGACTCGGAAAGGATATTGAAAAGGTAATATCCGATACAGTCATGGAATTTATGCGGAAAATATTAGCAGAAGCCATGGCTTCTTTACCTGCTGAGTCATCACACCTGAAAAGCTCATTCAAGATTGAGAAAGAGAAAACAGGAGATGTATACCGGGTATCAATATTCAGCGATGAAGAATTGGCAGCATACGTCGAGTTTGGTACCGGTATATGGGCAAGAGCATATTTAAGTGGGCAGCCTAAAGAAGTTGTGGACGAAGCTATCAAATTCTATATCAATGGTAAGGGAACTACGTTCGCAAGACCGTATCTGTTTCCTGCATATTATAGATATCTGCCTTTTATGGAGAGAGAACTGGATGCGAGGGTACAACTATTATTTGACAGGTTATGATAAACCCAAACAAGTACATACGTGATGCATGGATATCGGCATTTAAAACGGCCACGGGGCTTAGAGTATGGGGTAAATTGGTCCCAAAAGATGTAAACCCTATTCCGAATAGATACATCCTGATATCAAGCCAGTCAAAGAACCGTTTTGCGGTGGCTAAGGATTGTTACGAGTGGCTATGTACAATCAATGTGGAGATAATCAATATTACGCCACAGGGGTTTGTGAAGACCGTTACTGTCGATGATATCGAAGAGACAATACTCAATACCGTAGAGATCGGTATAACTGTCCCTGGATTTACGGTAAAGCTCGTGAGGTTGGCTGGGCCTCCTGTCGATATGGACATAGATACGGAGACGGAAATGATTGAGCGCAGGATAATTAGTTATGAATTGTGGTTTAATAAGGCGTGATATGAGAGCATTTGTAAAGAAGGAGTTCATAGATAAGGAAAACGGACGGTACCACAGGCGCAAGGATGTGATAACCATATCCAAAAGAAGATATGAGGAACTAAAGGATATTTTTTTAACAGAAGTAAAATCAACTACAAAATTAAAAGGACATGGCAATACAAAAACTAAACGGTAACGATTATATTATTTTCATCGATACCACAACGCCAATCACGGAATCCACTGGCGCGGCATATAGGCCGGTAGCCTGCATGACATCTTCAGGGCTTTCCGGATCTACCAATGTGATCGAGGTGAGCGACAAATGTAATGACGGATTTGCGGATGCTATTCCGGGAAACAAGACCAATACCATCACTGGTTCCGGTAATGCAATTGACGAAACTTTGGAGCCGTCTATGGACAGCTTCGAAGAGCTTTTATCGTTGTATCAGGACGGTACAGAATTCTGGATGAAAATAGCCAATAAGACAGGGAACACAGCTACTCCGGTGATCCGTGAAGCTGTAGGGTTTTTAACAGACTATTCGGAGACAGCGGATACAGATACTCCGTATACGTTTGACTTCACATTCAGGGCAAAAGGTCGTTTCAATACAGCTGTTACCACGTAATATATGGCAACAAACGGTATATGCTCAATTAAGGTAAAGGGGGTGGAATATCCCCTTTACTTTGGTATGCTTGCGATCGAAGAGGTCGGAAACAGAATGGGAAATAACCCATCATCGAATATGGTCAAGATAACGACTGATATCGTTTATGCGGGCATGTGTAACTGGGCATTTAGAAAAGACCTTGTATATCCAACGTATGAAAGCGTGTCGGATATCATAGAGGACTTATTTGATGAAGAGGACGCCAGCGAACAGTACATTAATATAGACAAGTGTTTTCGGGAAAGCAAATACGGATCAAAGCTCATAAATGCTGTCGAGGACGTCAAAAAAAAAGTGATGAAGGATCTAAAGAAACCGGAGACAACGTAAGCGAAAGTAAATATTTCGAAGATCTTAAAAGGTATTGCCTCGGATTTATGGGCATGGATATAGGAGTGTACTATAATATGTTGTATCCTGATCTTTTGCTTAAAATAGAAGGCTATCAGTCCAGGAGGAAGCATGAGGAATACATGTGGAGAAAGATCGGCTTTTCTGCACTCACAAGCGGAGGTTTGGCTCCAAAAGGTCTAACGGAAGAAAAATACTGGCCTATTGACAAAGATAAAACATCAGGGGTTCCTGAGTTTGATAATAAAAAAGAGGCTTTTAAGGAACTGCTAAAACAGGTACAAAACAAACAAATCCCCTAAGTAATATTAGGGGATAATAAAAATGCTTTTTTTGTTAAAAGGAGTTTAAGACAAATTATTAAATCTTACACTTCGGGAATTATATTTAACAATTATCTTTGACCCATGCATAGAATTCATTGATAGAAATATTCATGGATTTTAGATTAGTCTTAATATGAAACGGTGGTATGTCCTTATCTTTGCCTCGGTGTATAATTGATCTGAAGCATCCTGGGCACTTCCATTTGTCATGAGATGCTTCAGTAGACTTATATTTGCACCCTTTGCTTTCGAGAAATTTCTCCCAACACTTAACCCTTACAGGTCTATTATCCCCCATTTAACAAGCTATTTGGACGTTCTCTTCTCTAATTGGGGTGTTTTCCGGTAGTTCAAATTCTCTAAGAATGCCTTCTTTGTCAATATAAGCTGATTTGCTAAGGTCTTTCTCAAAAAACGGACTTTTTGTCCAGCCCAATTTTTTAAGCTCGGATATCACATATCCTTTGTTTTTGTTTTTAAGGACATTTACGCAGAAATCCTTAACAACCACCTCCTCCATCATTTGTTTTGCTTCTTCGAAGGTATTCCCGTAGGATGATAAGTTCAATGATGGGATGTATAATATATGGAAATCTCCATCCATAAACGAAACGGCCGTCACATTACCTTTTATTCTGTCATTGCCGATTTTAAGAAAATCTCTATCCTTGGTTGACATAATATTTAACAATATTAGTTATAATACGAGCAGCAAGGTACACAGGAAAGAAACACATGTCAAGAAAAAAAGTAAAATAGCACGAGCTAAAAACATTAGCAATGGAACAAGATCAACTAAAGCGGTAAAACTAAAAACAAACGCAAAATAATACGCTACAGAACAACAACGGCAACACCGGTAATAGGAACGACGTTGAACAAAGTTAAACGAACAGAGGAGAGGAAAATAGCATTAACAAGAAAGGATGAAATTATGTAATGTTATGAAAAAGTTACAATTCTGTAACAGTTTATCCTCACTTTTTGTATCACACAATAATAACATTACAAAAAAAAGGCCCGATTAATTAGTCGGACCTTTTTTTTAGGTACTCCTTCTCGGCTTCTTTTGCTTTGTATTCATCACTCTACATGAGGTAAATATTATAGCTGATACAGCAAGGATTAGTGTGTTTTTTAATTTATAACGGTTTAATAGTTTCTTCTTAAATATCTTGCCATCAATATATTGAACCTATCTTGGACATCAGATGAATCTAAATCAAAGTCTATAATCTCATCAAACATTCTTTCGCATGATGAAAATATTGTTGGCTCTGTCTTTTTCATCCAATCAATCGAAAGAGATCGATCAACACCCATATATTCTTCGTTTTTTAAAGTCCAATAGGAATAATAAGTAAATAACAGTTCAAACGGTTTTATTTTAAAATTTTCACTGTTGATAGTCTGTATGGGGCAAATAGAATAAAGATGTACCTGAATATCATATACCTTAAAAAACAAAGATTTATTAATAATCTTAAGAAGATATTTGTTGCTTTTTGTGTCGTATGCAATAATTGTACATATGCCTATAGAGGGCTTTAGTCTACTCAAAACAAAAAGAAAAATAGTAGATGAAACTATTCCAGATATCACGCTTAGCAATATTGGATAATCTCTTAAGTAATTTTCAAGTATAGCTATCATTGGTTTGAAGTATATTCCGCAAATATAAATATAAATATAGAAATAAAATTAATCCCCGACATAACGCCGGGGATTGTTGTTTTACACTATATCGGTACTATCAAATACCTCTTTCAGTATATGGGTAGGGTACATTCGGACTGTACCGAAACGGGGGTCGGGTATTTTGTCAGTGGGTATTCCCCTGGCTTTGCAGATAGACGCTGCCTTTCTCCCTATTATACTCGCAATCTTGATATTTACGTGTATGCCGTGGAGCGATCCGTAACCTGCAACGGTAAAGTAATCCGGCTTGGTAGTGGTTTTGGCTTTCAGCATCTTTACTTCTTCCTGTACGTCAGCTAATCCCTTTTGCTGTTCCTCGAGTCCCTGTATGGTCATCTTTAGGATATCAAGGGTGGACATGGGCTTTACAACTGCTTTGGCTCTCTTCTCTACCTCTATGAAGTACTGGCGTGCCTGCTTGCCCTTTTCAGTACGCTGTAGCATAGATATCTCTTTTGCGGTGTCTAAGGTAAGGGCATAGTCTTGAAGTTCTTGATTTGCAAGGGTGTTAAAAACTTTACACCCTACATAATCGGTATTTTCAACAAAACCATACTTAAACATTCTGTTGCACCATGTGCTAAACCTTTCTTTAGCTTCCAAGAAACCGTGAAGCTCCCTCGCCGACACTACGGACTGTCCGTCTTGTTCGACTATCTGTATCAACTGCTCCATGATCTTATCTGTTTTGATACTGTGTGTGCAAAAAGTAAACAACCGTGTCAATGTTAACAAAAAGATCGTAAGGAACTTGCTTACGGATAAGATCTGCCATTCTGGAAATGTTACATAGGTTAGAGATCAATGGATGATCAGGATGTTCTTTGTCCAAGGCATCCATTATATTTCCTAATTGGTCATCTAACAATTCGAATAGTAGATCAATAGTAGAAAAATGACTTTCGTCATAGTCATTTAGAAAGAGTAAAGATTGCTTTACATCTTCTACATGGTCGACATCGGTTAAGCCGAAGCCGTTGGTTGGGGTGTTTACCTGTGTTGACATAATTGAAAAAAGTTTAAAATAGCCCAGGTCACCGTCAACACAGACGTGAAACGTTGAGTTACCGGACTTTCACCGGAATGCCTGGGATATTGTTAGTAAATTTTATCAGTGGACTTGCTCCACATCTATGTTGACATTTCAAATGTGGGGAATATTTTTGATAATGCAAAATTTAATTTCATTTAGTTTAGTCATTAAGTCATCGTAATAGGCTATTGTGTATAGGGTACAATTATTTTTAAGACATAGTTTAAGTTTTAAATCATCCAGTTTTTTAGTGTTTTCAAAACCCATATTTCCTCCAAAAAAATCGATTGGCTCATAATGTTGTTTTCCATTATATTCTATGGCAATATTGAGTTCTTTTATATACACATCAAATCTTTGCCTGCCTAACCAATCGGGCGAATAGTTTCTTAGTACATTGTATGAATTGAAATTATCTATAAAAAAATTGTATACTATTTTTTCTTTATAGAAAGATCCTACAACATCAAAACCTTTATTTAATCTCATAGAGTTTTCAAGCTTTCTTATATTATTTTTTAATCTCTTATAATACTGTTTTAATAATTGTTCATTTATGTTTACGGAGTTTAAATTGTTTATCAATCTATCCGAATCAAAATGGTAATTTTTATAATATCTTCTATAAATATCTACTTGAAAAACATCAGATAGAAGTTCATCATATATATTTTCTAAAAATAACTCATTGTGTAAAAATGATATTTCATAGAAATTAAATATATCTTGTTGAGACCATTCATCGACAAATTGCAAGAAATATTCTGAATTGATTATTTCTTTTGTGCTTTTAACGAATTTGGGCCTTTGTCTTAGAAATTCTAAAAACTCAAAAGTTCCATTCTTTATACCTCCAAAATTTAGAGAATTAACGATGTCATACTTAGTTATATTTTCTCTTAATAATAAAGCTGATATTGATAATTCAAAAGGTGTCATCAAAACATTCTTTCTGATTATGTTATATTTTTGATTAAAATCAAAATCATTTGTGTCTATTAAAAGTCTTGCATTAGATGTAGAGAACCATTCATTACGACAAAATGACCTTATATATTTATCAATATATAATTGCCTAAGATTTTTATTTATTTTCTCATAAAAAGGATCATTGTACATCATATAAATACATGATGAATTTCTTATGTCATTTTGAACAGTTATTTTTTCTCCGGTAGGCAAGATATAGATCGGCACCCAATCTACTCCCAAATGACTATTAATAACACCTCCACAAGGATAGCAAGACTTTTCGCCAACTAAATATATTAACCCGTCGTGTTCCTGTAAATTAAAGCAAGAACTTATATTATCATCAAAAATTATTTCCCTGTCTTTTATGTTTGCTGTAAGCTTCGCACTTCCATTCTTAGAAAATTCATGCCTATGTAGGCTTGCTATATCTATTCCAAAATGATTTTGATAGCATAAGTTTATAATATTGCTATCCATATGTAGTTAAAATAATTTCATATTTAATCCTTATCTTCAACAGATATAACTTCCTTCAAATCCTTATCAAGGGTAAATGTATTTTTGTTTAATACTGTTGCTCCAAAACCGTTTTTTGCACGGAATATATGGGTTATTGTATAGCCTATATATTCCTTGTAGTTTGCACTATCCAGTTGATATTCTTTTCTATGTTGATTTAAAATACTGTCCGTTGACTTATAATACGTTTTGTACTTGTCATAGTTAGTAACCATTAATATACTTAACTTCTTAAGTTCAGATATAAGGCTATCCATTTTATAAAGCTGTACCAAGCTTTTTTCAGTCCCTTTATAAGGGGCAAATACTGTATCAACAGAAGACCATTTTACGTCTTCGTAGCTTTTAGGGTCATTCATGTTTTCTTTAAGATACTTCTTTACAGCTTTTTGCGCCTTACTTTCGTTGCTTTGGCTACATGAAAACAGAAAAAAAACGATAATAAATAATGGCATAAGTCTTTTCATAATATCACATTTTGATTAATCCCCAAATATAGCTATTTCATACTATTTTTTGTAACGGTTTGTGTTACAACCTGTTTTTAAATACCGTTGCAATTAATACTAAATTTGTTAGCAGGTGTGTTCAACAATAAAGACTAACAAAATATGGCAAGGCTTGAAATAGAAGTAATGGCTAAAGGGATATCCGGTTTACTTTCGGATATCGATAAGGTAAAAGAGGCCGCTCACGGGATAAAAGGTATTAAACTTGATATATCCGGTAGTGGTGGACAGTCGGTAGCAAAAACACTTCAAGATGCTAAGATAGCTACAGAGGAAGCCAGAGCAGAAGGAATACGATTAAATAACGTTCTGAAAGAACAACGTATTGAACAGGGCAAGGCAGCAAGTTCAATAGCAAGTGCTACCAGTGCATACAGACAATTATCAAATGAATTAAACGCCAACAGAAATAACGCAAAGAATCTTGCGGCTGATATGTTCCGTCTCGAACAATCAGGTCAGAAAAACACCACTGCTTATAGAAATCTGGAGCAACAATTCAAAAGAGTTCAAACAACTACCAATACATTAGATACGGCTTTAAAAAAAATTGACGGGTCATTAGGTCAACATCAAAGATATGTTGGCGAATATGGAAGATCATTTGCCGGAGCCATCCCGTATATAGATCAGTTTACTACAGCAGCAGGACTAATAGCAACAGCGGTAGCATCAGTGAGACAGTCATTTCAGACTAATCTGAAATTTGATGCGATTGAATATTCACTGAAAGTATTGAGTGGCAGCGCTGGTGAATTTGAGACTAATCTGTCTTTCCTCCGTATTGCATCTGATAGACTGGGTATTGATTTTTTGACTATGACTGATGCATTCAAAAAATGGCAAGGCGCCGTAGCTCATTCTAATTTAACGGCTGAACAATCTCGTAAAATATTCGAGAGCGTAGCTAATGCCGGAGCAAAAATGAAGCTATCAACCGATGAGATACAGGGTACGTTCCTTGCTTTGTCTCAAATGCTATCCAAAGGCGTAGTTTCAATGGAGGAGTTGCGGCGACAGTTAGGGGATAGGTTACCTGGTGCATTTGCTATCGCCGCTAAGTCTATGGGAATGACAGAGACTGAATTTAATAAGCTTGTTGCCTCCGGCAGCTTAATGGCAGAAGATTTTCTGCCAAAATTTGCTGCTCAACTGGATATAGCATTCGGCAATGACAAGACAAAACGCATAGACAGCATGCAGGCCGCTACTGCGCGGCTTGGTAACGAATGGGATAGATTATGGCGTTCAGAGGGAGCTACAACATTTTTTTCATCTGGGATAGGAGGATTAGCCAATTTATTGAAGGCTGTAAATAGTAATAGTGATGCCCTAAGGGATCTGACCGATGAAAGCGCAAGAAGTAAGGATAGCTTTGTTTCTACTTATAATAAAATAAAAGATCTTAGCACTGAGTACGATACTCTAACAACAAAAACTAAGCTCAATAAAGAAGAACAAGAAAGACTTCGTGATGTAATAAGGGATTTAGGAGAGTTGTTGCCGGCGTCTGTAACCCAATGGGATAAATATGGCCGTGCTTTGGATTTAAATAAAAGCAAGGTAAATGAGATGACTTCAGAATTTATCAAGCTTCGGAAAGAACAGCAAAAAAGTATATTATCTGGACTTAACAAGGAGTTTTCCGATACCGACAAAAGTATATCTTCTTTGAGGAAGAATTTTGGAATGTACGAGAAACAATTAGAAACCGTACGTGATAAAATGGGTACTGGTGGAAACACAAAGGAATTAGAAAGTGTTATTCAGACCCGGTTTATTGTTGCAGGGGAAAAGTTAAATGAAAAATTAGAAAGACAAAAAACGATTGTTCAAGCAATAATAGACGAAGGAGGTAAGTTGACAAAATCTCAATTGGACTTCTATAACGCCGAGATGAAATCTGTGCAATCGTCTATTGCTGTAGGAGAGGAATTGGTTAAAAACAAGGGATATTGGGAAAGCATATATAAAACGCAGAAAGATATACTTGAAAAGCTACCTAAAAACAATCGAACGGCAGAAGAGAATGCTATATGGGAAAATGTTGTCAAAAACATAGAATTTGCTAAAAAGCAGATAGATGCGTACACTTCATCAACTAAAACGGCCACAGGTGTTATAAGGGATTTTGTCAAAGAAATACAAAACATATACAAATCAGATACTGATATAGGAAACTTGGTGGGGCTATATGGGCTTGACAGGGATATACAGACCATAAAGAATCGATATCAAAAGATGCTTGACGAAGTCAATGCCCTCGAAAGCAAAGGCCTTGAAAAGAACAAAAAGAACGAATCTGAAAAGACAAAAATAATCGCAGAAGCGGTAAAGGAGCGTACAGATATCACTGTCGCTATGGAAAACGAAATATCCCAAAAGAAGATAGAATTTGCAGAAAAGACGGCCAATAAGATAGCAGAACTGGAATCACGGGCGGGACTTACCCGCATCAAGAGCCGTGAACAGGAATTAGCCGCGGATAAGGTCTATTGGGACAAGATTGAAGCAAACGCAAAAGATTACGGTATAACATCCGAACAGATAACGGAACTACGTAAGGCATCGGAAGCGAGGATAAATGCAGATTGGGATACCAAGATGTTCGATACAAGCCTTGACCTACAAAGAAGGTTCAATGAGACTTCTATACAGAGGGAATTTAGGCGTATAACCGATGAGTTCAAGATAAAGGAAAAAGGTCTGAACGATTTTGTTGCCCAACTAAGGGCTGACGGTAAAACACAGGAAGAAATAGCACAAGCACTCGCTGATAAAAAGGAAAAGATACAGGAAGATTATTACAAAAAGATAGAAGAATTAACAAAGAAACAGCGGGAAATTGATATACAATCATCTTTTGACGGAAAGTTATTTACTGAAGGGATAAAGCAGGTAGACAGTAGTATTGAAGAATTAAGAATGTCATTCCAGGCATTGAATAATGAGGAGATAGAACAATTCAAAACTAAAATATCAGATCTTACCGCAGAGCGTGAAGTATTGGGTTTGTTTCAGGAGACAATAAACGAAATGGGCGCAGCTTTCACCAATTTGGCGGTCGACTCTCTGTTGAATGCCGAAGATGCAATGGAAAACTTTGGCAAAATGGCCGAAGGAATCGTAAAAAGCGTGGTAGCTGGGCTTATAAAGATAGGAGTTCAATATCTTATAAGTCAGGCCTTAGCTAAGGCCGGCTCTAAAGCCACATTAGCTACTGCAATCACCACGGCCGGAGCTATATCTGCCGCGTATGCTACACCGGCCGCATTGGTATCTGCCGCCACCTTTGGAGGTAACGTTGCTACGGGGGCTACGGCATTAGCAGCTTTTGTTGCGGCGACCAATGCATTAGCGGTTGCTAAGCCGTTCAAATCAGGTGGATATACCGGAAATGTGGGTATAAATGATGTTGCCGGAATAGTTCACGGAAAAGAGTTCGTGGTAAATGCCGACGGCACACGTAAAAACATGGCTTTGTTACAGGCAATGAACAGAGGAATAGATGTATCAAGTATTCTTGGAGATACAGGAGTTTCCTTGTCAAAGTCGGCCCCTATATCTATGGCACCTCTACGTGTGGATGTATTTGTACACGGTGAGTTATCGGGAGATGTTATCAAACTGGTTAAAGATGAAGCGGACAGGGATTTTTATAGATATTACGGAAGATAATGGCTTACGGAGAAAGATATTACCATACTTATTGCGACATTCATGGCAACACTTTCCGCGTGTCCTTTCAAGAAAGGGATTATACCGGACCGGCCAGAGAGGTAGAATGTGGCCCGGATCAGTTCATTGTAGAAAGGGGAAGTTCGGGGAATATGGCTATAGGAGGTGTATACCCTACAAGAGCTACAGCTGTATTTATATCTGAAGAAGGATTTGAGCTGACAGATTTATATACTGGTACTGATAAAACATATCTTCTTGCAAGATATAGAAACGGGGCTCTCGATTGGCAGGGCAACGTACTGTCCGATGGTATATCGGAATCAAATTGGGAACTAAACCGTAGATATCTAACTATAAAGGCATCTGATAATCTGTCAACATTAAAGAGCTATCCATTTACCGACGCTTTAGGTGAGAACTACGGGAATACAGGAGATAATATACAGTCTTTTTTATGGGCAATAAAGGAGGGTCTAAAAAAGACAGGGTTCAACATGAATATATGGTCTTTTGTCGATCTAAAACCATTAGTTCAGGGGATAGGAGGGTCTTTATTTACGGTTACTCTATCGCCTCCGCTTACATCAAGGGCAGATTATTTCGTTTTTGAATTTGACACTATTGCCGAAAGGTCAGTTCTATACGATGCAATAGATCCAAATGATATATTGGAATTTATTGATGGAAGTATGGAAGGGCTTAAATTTACAGTTGTATCCAAAACAGTAACTACTACCAGATTTCCATATTCTTTCAGATTGTATGTTTCTGAATTGATACCTGCACATAGCCGACAATCAGTCACAATTTCTGTCGCGCCTCCATCATCGACTGTAGACGGAGAAGATCCTCTATATAACACTAATCACGATGTCCGAGTATGGATAAAAGATAGTAATATAGAAGGGAAAACTTACTACGAAGCCCGCGGCGGGGCCATGAACACTTGGGAAGTTCTGGACGCAATAGCCCGGCAGTGGGGGGTGGTCATACAACAGAACAAAGGGCACTGGGAGGTAAGGCGGTGGAATGCGGACAAATTGCCGTCAAATACTTATGAATGGTTCGTATATAACAGCGAGGGCACTCCTATAGGAAGGCAGCCTTTTGGAAGCGACGTATCACTGCCATGTAAACCAACAGATAGGGCTTATCGTATATTCGGAACCTCATTGAAAATGGATAGGGTGCTAAAAAACGTTATAGTAAACTATCAGTATAAATACAAGCAAGAAGGCGATTCGATGAAAAACTTAGTCGATAACCCTAATTTCGAAGGCGTTACCGTAGGGTCTGTCCCTCAATGGACAATTATGTCAATACTCAGTGATTCTGCCCCTATGAGTATAACCCCTTTAACGACTGGAATACCGCCATTGGATATAAATAATGCCGCCATCATTAAGAATTATAATAAATATACATTCTTGGCAAATAGAAGTTTATACAAAGATGCTAACCCTATAAGGCAGGTAAATCGAGGGGATAGATTAAAAATATCATGGTGGGAAAAAATAGATGGAGATAGGATTTATAAAGGCGATGAAGGGGCGATATTAAGAATTTCTATTCGTGAATCCTATACTTATGTTTTTAATTCCGGTCCTGATAATATTCTTTATGATGCCGTACTTTCTGGGATTGACAGGCCGGAGGTTCGTAATGTACAAGGGGCAAGTACGTTGTATCAGGGATACAGGGCGTCTTGGAGGAAGAAAACAGAAGCGGGTGGTGATTATTGCTTTGTTTCTGTTTTAAAGGAGCGGGACGGAATAGGGAAGGGAAGTTGGAGGCAAATATCTTTGGATGTAGAGGCTGTTCCTATAAGCGGATTTGTAACATTGGAAATTATAGGTGTAGGATGTATACCAGATATTTTGCCTGTTGATATAATATACCAAATTCCAGTTGGACAGAGGTCTGAAAAAAGGGCATATGTAAATAGCTTAGTTGCTAATCCGAATGACAATAATAAAAAAACATTATTTGGGGATACAACGGCTCTTTTATCACTATCTCCAGTAGTGCCAGACACATACGAATTGACTATTACTGGATTTCAGTTCAACAAAATTATAGACGCAAATAATGAGGCTGTTCCACAGATAGATCCGTTCATGTATCCAGACTTTCAATCTCAATTAACAAGAGAATACACCGATACAATATCCGATATAGATGTTCTTACAGGAGATGACTATGGGGAATATGCGGAGGATAGGATAAGCGGCATGTCATGGGGCGACAATATAACATTGTTCTGGGATACATGGGACAATCGATACGGGTGGTCGAGACAAGGTTTGGTGACGGCAAAATCTGTTATGGAGATGTACTGGAAACCTACTACATTACTACAGTGTGAGATTAATTATACCGGTCTGCACTGGTCGAGTAGAATTACTTTCGAAGAGCTACCGGGAAAAAGGTTTGTTATTTTAAACGGAAGTATAGGCGGTGACAGAAGTACTTTCCGGGGAGTTTTAAAAGAGATATTAGACGAAAACGAGGATGTATTACCTCCGGGAGGAAATGATGGCAACAGTACTGTTAATCCCGATTGGCAACCTACAGGGGCTACAAGATGCGTCAGAGACGTCGATGGACTTAATACCGGAGATGTGGAAAGAGTGGAAACTGATATAAACCAAGCGTCTCCGACTTATGGGCAGGAAAGATGGGCGCCGGCAGGTACAGACACTTCTACATGTCCTATAGGAAGTCCACCCGATATAGCTTGGGGTGAACAATTAACATTTTTTGCGAATACATTAAGAAGAGTGCCGTATGCGAAATCGGGAGATACGTATACGGTAGCCTTTAGCAACGATGGATCTAATGTTTATCTACGTTTTCTACATCTGGCGTCTTTAGGTACTATCAGATCCATAAAATATGAAACAGGCGCTACAAGTACAACAGGGTGGGAATATGAGCCTGATGTAATTATCGAAGGCTATACTTATAAACACATCAAGCTATCGTGGTTTGTGGGAGTGATAACAAATTTAGTAGTAAACTTTGAAATTAATTAAATAAGATATGGCTATTGACTGGATAGAAGGATTTAATGCACAGATGCCTTTCCCTTTGGATTTAAGGTCTGTTAAGCCCAATATAGAGGCAAGAAACAGCATGCCTACAAATTCAAGGTATGAAGGGCTTACTGTATATGTGATAAACGAACAGAAGAAGTACGTACTTAAAGGCGGTACGGATAACTCCAATTGGGTAGAGGAAGTTCCGGGGTCAACTACTCCGGTGGTTCAGAACGTAACGTGGAACTCTATCGAACCTACCACGCAGGGAGCGGACGGGGATATATGGTTCAGACCATTGACTGGATCGGTGGAACTTTGGTATAGATCTTCCGGCATATGGACTAAGCTCGGTGAGTGGGACACCGGATCGGGTAGCGGTAGCGCATCATGGGGGAATATAACAGGGGTTATAGGGGATCAGACAGATTTATACGCTGCTTTAAATGTCAAACAGGACGCTCTTGTAAGCGGAACGAGCATAAAGACAATAAATGGTACTTCTATCCTTGGGGGCGGCGACCTTGCTGTAAAGGCCATAGAAAGCATAGAGCTTACCAGTACAGTCGGCCTCGTTGATACCTACACAGTAACCTATTCGGACGCCTCTACGTATCAGTTCACTGTGACAAACGGTAGCAACGCACAGTCTTTTAACTTCTTGGGCAATGTTAATGATTATGCTTCATTGCCATCATCCGGTAATGTTCAGAATGATGCGTGGTATAATTTGACCGATGAGCTTTTATACGTTTACAACGGTACAAGTTTTCCTCCTGATGGGGAGGGGATAAGTTTTTCGGGGACTACGCCTACACTACAGAATGTGATGGATGCAGGAAGTGCGGCTGTAAGGACTGACACAGATGATCCGTTAAGCATAGAATACAACAGGCCGGGTCCCGGTTTACCTCAATATACTAAAGTATACCAAGACGATACGGACCTAATATTAAGTGCTCGTGATGAAAGCGAGGTAGAAGCGGGTATCAGGGTAACCAATGAGGCTGGAATAGCCGATTTGGTAGCGTTTGGATGCCCTTTAAGATACGACGCTGATTACTCCACAAGTTATTCTGATAGGAGCTTAGTAGATAAAGGATACGTAGATGTAGCTGTGGCTGGGGGAGGGGCCAATGCGAGTAGAGAATACCTATTAAGCGGATTAACAGGTTCTGACAAAACTATAAAAACATGGACTTTCGATTTGTTTGATATAGTTTTAAAGGTAGTATCTGGTACAATAGTCTGGACAATAGTGCCAACAGGTTCCGGTCCAGACGGAGAATACAGGGTGTTTGAGGATGTGCTGGGCCCGACAGGTGTAGTAACGCCGAGTTCAATAGCCGATACAATATTAAACAGCACCCCGGTAGGCATATCTTCGGCAATTGATGGCATTCATAAAGTGACAATGTATTCCCGTATAAGTATGGGAGATACCCTTACAGCGGATAATAGTTTATTGAACATAGAGGCAACAACATATTTTGCCGATGATGCGTTTGCTTCCAGCGAGTTCTGGATATGCGTAAGCATGAAGTATTCTTTTACGCCCGGACCTTAATATTTAAAAGTATGATAAAACTAAAATTAATACCCAGAATAAGTTCATTTGTAGCCTTGACCATGTACCCTATACTATTTGTCAACGGTAAGTATCTCCCTTTATCAGAGAGGACTATAAGACATGAGGATATCCATGTTAGACAGCAATTGGAAATAAATATCCCTGCAATATTGATACTGCTTCTCTTTGGCTTCGGATGGTACTCTTTATTGGGGTATACAACTTTTTACGCTTGGTATGTATGTGAATGGGTTATACGCCTATTCATGAAAGGAAACGCTTACCGTAACATATCATTTGAAAGAGAAGCTTATACGAACGATTGGGATATCGGATACCTAAATGGGAGAAAACCTTTTTCATGGATTAAATACTTAAACAAATAAGCTATGAACGAATACAAAGACATACCATTAATAGAGATAAAAGCCAAAAGAGGCGAGACACTTCACGTCCTTTTTTCGGGCATAAGCCTGAACGGTGAAAGCAAGAACTTCACAGACATATGCCCCAAGATACAGTTCAAGTCTTCGGTAGATGCAAGCCGCTATGTTGACTTTGAATTATCAGAGGATAACGGAAGACTTGAAATACAGCCTAACAGACTGCTGTTAAAATTCGAGAGGTGGACTAACAAATTACCTATAGACATCTATTACGGAGATCTTCTGATCAACATAGATGGCAGGGATATAATAGCACCGAGATTTAAGTTAAACCTGACAGGAACTGTCACAACAAAGGAAGAAAATGAGTGTTGAAGTAATCATTAACGAAGTAACGACGGACGAGTACGTCATTGAACTAATCACCGAAGACCCCGACCTCTTACCTTTAGTAGAAAGAGCAGAAACAGCAGCAGACAGTGCGGAGGATGCAAGGGATACGGCGGTGCAGAGTGCGGCGGATGCTTTACTGAGCGAACAGGCGGCAGCTTTAAGTGAGGGTAATGCACAGGGATATGCCAACACGGCTAATCAGGCTGCAAGTGATGCGGCTGATGCTCTATTGCAGATAGGGGGCTTCTACGACCTTGAAGATGCACCGGGATTTGATGAAAACAGTACAGGACAATCGCTAACAAACGTTGGGAGGGTTCTTATATGGCAGTAGTATTGCGGTTCGGTGGGCAACGATTGAGGTTCGGAGGTAATAACCTGATGTGGAGCGGTCATATACCGCACTTTCACACCAAATTAATCATCGAACGGGCGTTGCAGGTCGGCGCACAGCTTCCAACAAAACTCGCAGAGTTCGACCTCTACGTAAGAGATATGTATCCGATATGGATGGAATATCACGATTTACAGCATAGATATAGAGGTGATGGGGATGTATTATTTAAGTGCATTAACCTTGCTAATCCTGATTGGGTGTTGGCCACTCCGTACGGTGGGTTAACTTGGACGGATGATGGTGTAAAAGGCAGTGCCACAAATGGGTATATTAATACCGGTTTCAATCCATCCTTGTTGGTTTCGGGACAGAAATATCAGCTGAATGATGCATGTAGGGGAGCTGTGGCTCATGATGATGAGGCTTCAGGAAATGCAACGCAAAATAATATAGACGGAAACCAGCTTAATACAAACAATGTGTTTTACATGTTACCATCGAACGATTCTAGTCGAATAAATCAAGGCAACGGAGTGTTAAGCGCGGTAGTCAACACGTCGGGTGTTGGATTTAAAGCGCTATGCAGGACATCGCCTACAGATGTTTTAGTCATAAACAAAGACACTATTTTTCCAAGAAAATCTACAAGCACTGTAATAGCTGATTTAAATCAACTGGTGATGAGAACAGGGTCATCATATTCGATAAAAGGCCTATCTTCTTTCTTCATGGGCAAAGCAATACCTTATTCAGTATCACAGGACATCAGAGCAATCGAAAACGCCGACATGGCAAGGTTAGGACTTCCACAAATAGCATAACATTATGATAGTAGCAATAATAACAGCCGATAAGGCGCAGGAATTAGAAGGCACAGAGTATACCAAAGGGGTATTATTCAATCCCGTACAGATGACAGACGGCCGTTGGTTTATCAGCTTAGTTGAAGCTCAATATCTGACCACAGCTGATATAATTGAGTTGATAGATTACGTACCGCCAGTAGACGAGGAAATATGACCCCCAAGAACAGGATTAAACAGATACAGCGCACGGTAGGCGCAACTCCTGACGGCATTATCGGAAACGATACGCTTACTAAGTTCCAGTGCCATTATAAAGTACCTACCAAAGCTATGGCAGCGCATTTCTTCGGTAATCTGCACCATGAGAGCGCAGGGTTCAGCATAGTTGAGGAAAACCTCCGATATTCAGCACAGCGGATTTTGCAGGTATTCCCTAAGTACTTCAAGACGTTAGGACAGGCGCAGCAGGTAGCGTATAATCCCGAAGCACTGGCCAATAACGTATACGGCGGTAGAATGGGCAACAATACCGTAGGCGACGGTTATAAGTTCCGTGGCCGTGGCTTTATGCAGACAACGGGGAAATTCAACTATGACAGGCTCGGTAAATTCTTAGGGGTAGACCTGCTGAACAATCCCGATTTGGTAGCCACTATGTACCCACTCGAAAGTGCTGTGTTCTATTTCAATGACAACCGCCTTTGGGGGTTGGCTGGGGATGTTAGCGAGGACAGCATACAGCTGATAAGGCGGAGAGTAAACGGAGGTCTGAACGGCTTGGATGACGTTCGGAATAAGGTATTGTATTATTATAATCTGATGAAGTAGATGGCAGATTTCAACACAGTAAACAGATACACCCTAAAGGAGTGGGTAAGGCATCCGACTACTATAATCCTGATAGTTGCAGTCAACGTGATATGGGTGCTGATATTCGTAATAACGGACAGCGCAAAGGACAGCAACAAAGATTGCCTTGAACAGGTCGCATATCTCCGTGAGCGTGTTGAAAAACTCGAAAAGCAGGTAGACGACTACACCAAAGCCGTGATGTACAAGGATGCGCAGATCAAGAACAGGGATGTCATCATAGACAGTTTGAGATATGAGAAGTAAGATATTCACAGCACTACTGGCCGCAGCGGTTGTCGTGCTGTTATTCCTGCTGCTTAGTCGGGAAGAAAGAAGAGAAAGCGGTATTGCTCCTGCAGCAAAGAAAGCTGTTCAGGCGGAGGTAGACAAAGTTACCAAAGAGATCGACCGAAAAGGATTTGAGCACGCTGTTATTTTGGATAAAGAGAACGTGGTCAGATCGGTTACAGAACTTGACACGTCGGCCCGTAGGCAACTCGATAGCGTTACCCGTTTACTCAACATAGAGCGTAAGCAGCTGAAAGAATGGAAACAGTACAGCGTGTCGTTGCAGGGGAAATTGGAAGCTACCAAGACAGATACAGGTTTCAGGTACTCCGATAAATGGGCAAACATCGAATTTATCAAACCGCAGGACACGCTATCAAGCGGACACTTCAACTTCTCCTATAACGCAGAGATAAACTATGCTGAATATTGGCGCAGGACTTGGTTTTTAGCTCCGAAGAAGCATTATATCGACTTTTGGATATCAGATCCACGGGCGACTGTAAATAAGGTTAAAAGGGTGAAATTCGAAGTCACAAAGCCTTTTGTTAAGGTAGATGTAAATGCTTCTGCATTCTATACTGACAAACTAAATATCGGAGCTGATGCAGGGGTTCATTTCGGAAGAACAAGATTGGGAGGCGGATATTATTACGACTTTGATACAGGCGAATGGCGGCCTGTACTTACCGCTAAGTATAAGATATTGGAGTTTTAAAAAGCAGAAAACGTATAGCATCTTCCCGACGTCAGGAAGACGATATCCGTGTAACCTCATAAAACTTCAACAATCTACCATAAGCCGGACATTTCTCGATATCCTTAGTCCATCTATCGCATTCCTGAAAAGACGTTCGCAGAAACAATTGCGCATCGTCTGTGATTACTGCATGATCGCCTAATCGTATCGGTGTGGCGTATTCTTTACCAAGTAACGCTGCTTTCAATTCCTCAATATTCATGTAACAAATCTAACCAATAAAGTAAGGCATTGCTTACTATATTTTTAAATGGCTTTTGGATGTCTACTAAAATTGTTAGCAACTTTGCGTCATGATACCAGAATTCAACGGCGTTTTAGAAATAGACTACTTCGGAGATGTCAAGCATATACCTTACCGCATGCACTATTTAGGTGGAACCCCTCACATTGTAATTACCGACAAATATGGAAAATCAAGCGAATTTATCCGTTATTACGGAGGTAAATGGAAACGTAGATATGGCGGCGAAATGCCCAAATGGAGGCCTGATTTTATGGAGCTGCTATCGAGGGCATTTGAACTTGAAAATGATAAGAACATGCCGTCTCATATGAAGAGAGATAACCGATGAAATTATCCAGGTTCATATTCCTTTATCCAAAGAGGCTATGACTTTACCGCCTTATCAAATTCCCAAAGGGATAGTTTCCCTTTTACATTCAAAATAGGCTGATCGTACAGTAGGGGGTTAGCCAATACCCAATTGTAGATTGGTTTGCCAAAGTAGGCGTTAGTGTCTTCAAAATCCGTATTTATTTCGGTTTTATCCGCCCAAATACTATGATGATTGATAACGCAGTCAACAATGTCAACTTCTCCGATGATTGCTGAAAAATCAAAACCTTTAATTCGTTCGTGCGTTGCAAGGACAGAAGATTGTTCGTGTGTAAATTCGTGTTGTACCATTTTACCCGAAGCATGAATATAAATCATACCCCTATACTTAGTTTTCCAAGTTCGATTCTCAATGTCCTTAATACCATGAGCAATTAACGATGCCCACGGTTGTTTTATTGATAGTGTTTTCATCTTTCGTTGTATATTTTGTTAATCCATTTTGGGCAACATTACCCATCTTTCAACATCAAATTTATTAGTGTACATCCATGACCATCCACCACCACAACTATCTACAACCATATCAACACGCCAAGTCTTGTGTTTTTTATCGTACACAGCTACTTGTCTGTTTTTAGGAGGTAATTTCATACCTTAACCTCCATTTCTTTAGTAATTCCGTGGCTGTATTTCTTATCTATTTGCCGTAGAAAGTATTTTTGATACCAATTGCAGTTCGTTTTATCGTTGCGTAGCCCAAAATACTGCTGCCTCCTTATCTTTATTGTAATCTTATCCATCTTGCTGAAATAGTCGGTAAAATAAAGTCGATACAAACCAACTAAAAGAGAGTTGTTTTCGAGCCAAATGACTGGTATTCTTACTATAAACCAAACACCTACAAGAATGTAAGCAGGTAATCCACATACAAGCATGACTAATGAGACGCCTTTATTTTCGCTAAACCATAAACCTGCTATAAAAGCATTGATGATAAAGTATATGTATACGATGTGTGTCATACTTCACCTCCATATTTAGATTTGTAGTAGTCTCGTTGATTTTCATACTTTGTTCTGTATCCAAGTTCTGATTCTATTCCGTCATCAAAACCCTCCGAAAAAGCCTTTTCAATCTGCTCTTGTTCTTTTTGGAGAAGGGATTTGGCTTGTCTTATTCTATTACCTATTTCACCCTTCTGAATATTTGATGTAAAACTTTCAGAGCCGTCAATACTATCGTAGCTCTTTTGCATTGCTTCTATCAGCATCTGCATTGCTGTTAGTTCTTTGTTCATAATCAATAATCAGTTAATCCTTGATAACAATTAAAACACAGGGAATCATATTCTCCGTACTTACATTCTAACTCCTTTTCTTCTACTGGTATTTCTTGGTCGCAGTAGTCACATGTTGTTATTTCATCCATGTTCTTTTTATATTATGTAGTCAATTTTGCAAATGGCTTTATCCCCCTCTATCCTTAAAACAATCAATTCAATAGGTATCAGAACATTGCTGATATACCCAGATATTTTTTGACCAACAGAATAGTTTTTATTTGGTATTTTTACTTCACTCATCTGTACCTGTTTTTAAGTTTCCTTTTCATCAGCCACCACGTAGGCGACTGCTATTGCTATTAGTCCGAGTGTGGTTGTTAATCTTCATCTAACGGGTCATAAGCTCCTAAAGCTTGTGCATAGTCAATAGCTTCATCTTCAATTGTGATAGATACAAATATGTTCCATTCATCCCTTGAGGCATTGTCCTGCATCCAAAGATATGCTGTGTTATAATCCATCTCTAATCTACTTTAATAAATAAATAAGTCCGTTCTTTGTCAAATACTTTGGATTGAAAGTCTTCCCATTGTTTACATAGACATACCCTAAATTCACCATTACTCATTCGTATATGGTCACATGGTCTAATACCCAAAATGCAAAAAGGTCGTTTTGTTTTAAATTTTTCATCCTTATTATCATAGGGATTATCAAAATACACCTCATTGGCTTGTAATAACGAATTAAACACCTCTTTAGAATACTTATATTCATACTGAAAATCGGTTTCGGGATTTACTATTTTTGAATATTCCTTTTCCGTTATATCGGGTAGGCGTCCTAATAGTTGCCAGTTATCGTTTGGAAGGCTTTCGTATCCACTACCATCTAAATAGTATAACCCAAATCCTCTTAGCGTGAACTTCTTTTTGACCTCCACTACCAATAAAGTAGCTTTGTCGGTTGTTATTGTTTTAGTTTTTAGCATGGTTATTTAGTTTAGATTTGACCATAGCAACGGTCTTTTTATGAAATTCTTTACAGTATCTAATTCCGTGTTCGTTGCATGGAACATTGTGAATTTTAATTTTACTCCCTTTGTGACCTTTTACAAAAACCCACGTCTCTAATTGAAACCGTTCACCGAATATTTCATCGTAAAATATAGCAGCTGTTGATACCCTGTAATTATCATTTATAACAGTACTGTCGATATTGAAATTTTTCTTTTCATAAAATGGATTCATTCTTTCCTCCTTTCTTCTTCCTTGTTAGGAAGGGGTGTTAAGCCACCATTTTTAATAATTTTTCTCCTTGAGCTTCAGCCCAACATTTCACTACCAACGGCACGACACTGTTGCCGATGAACTTCTTTTGATCCGATTGATTTCCGTACAATATATAATCTTCCGGAAAGCCTTGGATTAGCTTAAGTTCCTGAACTTTCAACATCCGCATTTTGATATCCGAAATACCGTAAAGCGCCATAAATTCTTTGATCTTTATCATCGTCTCGCTGTCATCCTCGTATATCTCGATGTGAACATTAGGATCAATATCGTACTGGATGAAATAAAGAGGAGCTTTATCCTGCCTTGCTATGATTGTGGGGCAAGGTTGCTCGATATGCATTGAGTGACCACCGTGTGAGGGATTATAGATAAATCCTTTGGCGGTCATTAAGCAATGATGATCGTTTGTAGTTATGACACCTGCCGGGCGGTCAATTGACTGGTGATTGTGTTCGCCACTGTATTGTTTATCAAGCCAATTTGTTTGGATCAGTGTAAATCGATCTTTAGTCGTTAACGTACCGGCCGGTTCGTTAACTGACTGAACGTTGTCACCATTTCCGTAGTATTTAGCGAGGAAACAAGGCGTAGTAAGTGCAAGTTTATCTCTTGTTAAAATAGTGGGGCATGGCTTATTGATGTCGTTTGTTTTACTGCTGTGATTGTAATTGACCAAGAATGCTGGATTAACAACGTAATGATGCTTTCTGCTTGCCAATAATGTTGGACAAGGCTCATCTACCGAACGAGAAATACCCTTAAAATTACTTGTCAAAACGAACGGCTCGACATTTACCAATGCTTGGTTTGCTGATGTAGTTATCGTTGCTAACGGATTGTCAACCGAAGCTATTTTATTCATTGGACGTCCCGAAAAGTATTTAGCAATAAATGATGTTTGAGCTAAAGCAAATCTATTCTCGGTAGGTATAGTATTGCAAGGTCTATCTATTCCCGTTATTCGGTCTTTACCTGAATTATACTGCATCAAAAAAGCTTCTTTACCGCCTGCAACTTCTTTGATCAATCCGGCATACACACGTTTTAAAGAGTTTTCGACCAAAGGTATTTTGCGACCGAATATGCTTACACCCTCATCTTCAAAGTCCAATAAATCCTTCACGGCTTTCCACTTCTTTAAACCCTCTCCAAAAAGAGTTTCTTTCTTGCCTCCATTTTTTGAGTGCGTAGGCTCTGGCCATACGATTGGAAGTCCGTATTTAGCAAAACATCCGAACAACCTATTCCTGGATGTGTATGCCCCATAATCCGCACTGTTCATTTCTTTCCATTCATCACGATAGCCAAAGGAGTTGATATGTTTGCGCCAACGCATCCAATCTTGACCTGATTTCATACTCACAGGCTTTCCTTTGTCGTTAAGCGGCCCCCACGACATGAACTCCACAACGTTTTCAATCTGTATGTAGTCGGGATCAATTGCAGTTATGTATCTGTCCAAGTGATCGGCTAAAGTACGGCTATCAGCATCACGTGCTTGACCGCCTTTTGCTTTACTGAAATTCGTACATTCTAAGGATGCCCAAAGGATTATTTTTGCGTTTGGATATATCTCACGATATGTAGCAACGATCTCTATCAAAGGCGAAAGTTCAAGCGTTCTTATGTCTTCCTCGAAGTGGAATACCTCTGGGTGATTTTCCCAATGGCTACGAATAGCTTTGTGATCGTGATTGACACAGGCCGCAATAATAGCAAGACGGTTTCCGTCAGAATTTCGTGCTTGATCAAACCCTATTGTCGTGCCTCCGGCTCCGCAAAATAGATCGACTATTATGAATCGAATGTCTTCCGGATTGTCTACTATTTGAGGCTTGAAAGGTTTGTGTTGTAATATAAATGCGTTAATCATATTTGGTTTTCCTCCATACCCTCCCCACCGCTACAGCGATAAAGAGAGTGGTTAATAGTGTTGTCATTCTGTTTCGTTGTTTATTTTGCTTTGAATTGTTACTACATGCCCTGTAAACTTGTAGCACATGTACTCCTTATCCAACCGTCTCAACGTTGACGGAAGGCAAGAGCATAGATAGGCGACATCCTCATAGCTCATGCCGTGACCGTTGATTAGCTCTAATGCAAGTCCTATCTGCTGGGTGGTCATATCAAAAACTCCGCTAAATAATACCCCGATATACTTCCTGTTGCCGCTCCGAGGCTGTAAATAACACGCTCCGATAATGTTGCCGCTACCGTCTTGCGGACGTTAAGCGTCCAGATGAAGCTTATGAGAAAAGCAGCTACGAATATGCCCGGAGCAATGCCCCTTGCAAGGAACACGGTGTTGATCGCTACGAAAAACACCTGTAAAAAGCCTGTGAAGAATAGGTGTTTCATGTTAAAAAAGCGTTAAGACTTGATTCGTTTCCTGTACAATAGATTTTAGGTTTTGAACCCCTACATTGAAATAGCTATCTTTCAGCTCTATAAGCACAGCGTTTCGTTTCATCCTGATGGCTTCAAACCCTTCGCTTCCTATACCTCCGAACGGACTGAATACCGTTTCCCCCTCATTTGAATACAGGTGTAATGTTCTTTCTATCGTGTCCAGTTGCAAGGGTGTGATGTGCTTTTCGTCATTGTTTCCGCGAGCGGAACGATATTGAAGCGTACGCGAGTAGTCTATGTCATACCAAACAGGGCTTGCATACTTTTGCCAAAGGTCAACTGGTAGATAGTTGGGTTTTGATGGATCTGTGTCCTGATGGGTAATAGGGACTTCATTGTCTCCTTCATTTCTGAAAAATAAAACATAATCAGGAATGCCCACACGGCTCATGCAACTATCTTTTTTGATTGTCTTATGCAATAAACCCAACGCCTTTGTTCGTTGCATTTCGGTCACTGGATTCTTCCAAACGGTTACCCGACTATGGTATATCATCCCTTCTTCCTCATGTATTTTAACGAGGTCTCCACTAAAGTCACGAAGACCGATATATCCGTATTTACCTTTCTGAACAGGCAGATCCATACAATGCACAGCGCATATCCTTCCGGGCTTTAGTATTCGTTTGATCTCACGGACAAGGAAGCGGTAATGATCCCTGAACTGTGTGTAATTAGCCGAATTGTTCATGTCCTTAGGATCATCCGAATAAACGTAAAGCTCAAAAAACGGCGGACTATATATGGTTATGTCGGCACAATTGTCTGGCAATCCTTGTGATACTTCAACACAGTCTCCGCAATAATATGCGAATTGGTCTGTTACTACTTGGTCTTTTAAAACTATCTCTTTCATTTTAACATGCGAATTTTGGAAGCTGAATAGCAGCTTGTTTATACTCTCTTTCGGGTTTATTTCTTTTGTAATCGTTGGTGGCGGAATACTTAGCCATTTGGCGTATCATATTGAAATGATTTGCCTGCTTCTCCAATATTGTCGATCGGACATTGATCTGCGAACTCGGTATAAGCAAATGAACCATTACTTTCTCCGTCTGCCCAAAACGATAGCACCTCCTGACAGCTTGGTAGAACTGTTCGAATTTGAAGTCGTAAGAGGTAAACACTATGTTATGGCAGTTCTGATAGTTCATGCCCATTGCCGCAATGGAAGTCTTGGTTATGAGTGTTCGAAAATCGTTCTTTGCAAATCCGTTTAGATGCTTTGCCTTGAATTCTGCTGTATCACTACCTTGTACATTTACAGCCTCAGGTAATACTTTTTTAAGCGTGTCGGTCTCTTGGTTGCTTAACGCCCATACGATCCATTGCTCGTTGTTGGAATTGACCAATTCGACTGTTTTATCTATACGTGCGTCAAAAGATCGTCTTAAATCCTTGTGCAGATCCGTTGCACTGACAGCAACATCACCAAATAGCGTGTTCGTGTTGTTTTCAACATCAATGATATGTTCGATATACTCAATTTCAGGTAGATCATAGCCGGTTCCGTCAAATCCCAAAGTGGTAGGTGTGTCTATCGCAATTGACCATGTACATACGTATTTCCAAAAGTCATCTTCTGCGTGTTTTCGAAGTCTCCATTTTGAAGTTTGACCGCCATCATGAACAAAGTACATTGCAAGCATTTCTAAGTAGGTCATACCACCTAAAAATTCACTATGCTGTCCTAATTCCATATGGTCGTTAGGTGATGGAGTAGCGGTGCAAGCAAGTTTGTACGGGGTGTTTCTGAACGATTGAATAATCGAACTCGATAGTTTACCGTCACGGCCTTTTAGAATGGAGCTTTCGTCAAGTACAATGCCTGCAAAAACCGATGTGTCGATGTTTTTCAGCTGATCGTAATTGCAGATAAATATATCCGGCTCATTGATACATGGAGTACATTCACTATCGTATCGGTACACATCAATACCGAACTTGCGACCCTCGTCAATAGTCTGCTGAACAATAGCCAATGGCGCAAGTATCAGAACGGGCGCATTGGTATGTCTTGTCACGTGCCTCGACCATTCGAGCTGACAGAATGTTTTTCCCAAACCGCAATCAAAGAACAAAGCGAATTTGCCTTTTCTTAGCGCTGTGGATACTCCGTATACCTGAAAATCTTTCAACATGGGATTGAGGTCTAATTCGGATATCTCAAATCCTGAATGGCTGAATTGAATTTCTTTCGATTTCAAAAACTCTTTATAATCCATCACCCTATCCTCCTTAAATAACTGTTAATAATCTGTTCATTAGTCCTTGTGTCGTCAGACTTGACGAATACGGTAGTCTTGTGATTGACTACTACCGCTCTTTCCTGCCGTGGCGATCTATCGGGGAATACCCGATCCTTAGCCGTCATCTTTACCTCTGCCTTGTGGATATGGGAGAAGCCGATATTCATCTTGGCTTCTTTCTTTACATCCAGCTTGGTCTTTAACCGTTTTGGCAGTGGTTTAGGCTTTGGCTTTCGCTCCGACTTCGTACGCTTCTGACGTATCTTCAGATAGTCATCAGGCTTAGTTGTGTTGTCGCCCAATAGCCATCTGTTGACACCGTCATCTTGCTGATCTCGACAAGGGAGTATCCTTTATTGCGAAGCTCCTGGGCTTCGGTGTAGTCGTGGTTTGGTTTTGGTTTAGGCATTGTTACCTCCGTCCTGTTCCTTTATAAACTCCTTGTACTGATCCAATTCCTTTAGATCAAATACCTTGTAAGGCATCTTAGGATAATACAATTCGGGCATTTCACGCCTGATTGCATTAACATCAGTATACCTTTTAATGAGGTCAACAACTCTCTGATAATAGTCACCATCTTCGGTATCACGCTCATACATCATATTCTCAACGATGTCTTCTATGCTCCAATCTATACAAGGTTCTTTTTTACACTCTTGGTACTCAATCACGAAATCCTCCTCATCGAGGGTATCAAAGTCAGATAATTTGTTTTCAAGACATTCGTCAAAATCTTCATACCAAGCAGAATCGTTAACTAATATCATTTCAAAGCCTCCTTTCTTGCTTTGTTAAATGGAATTTTCAGGCATCCAAAAGGATATTCACAGTAAGAAAATTGACCTTCGTTTTTGACCAATTCGTCATAGAAACATAGTTCGAATTTGAAAGATTTAGTCGGATTATTTGGATTGACGCTGATGTATTTGAAGGGTAGGTTAGCGCACCCTTTGCAGTTGCCAAACTTTAAATAAGATTGGTTAACCCACCATTCTATAAAATATTCAATTTCATTAACGGTGAATTTTATTAGACGGTTAAACTTGCCGGGTTCTCCGTCATTGTATTCAGTAGAAATACCCAAATCATTTAGATATTTAATTAATTCTTCTATTGATGTTGCTTTCATTTCCTTAATTTTTTGATAAAAGCCAAGGGGGTTAGCCCTCGACTTCTTTAAACTGTTACCGACTTAATTAAATTCTCAATTTCCATTAGAGGTATTTCCTGTCCGTTCCTTCGAGCGATGCAGATTTTCTGCAATAGGTCTGATAGCTTGTCATTGGTTTCCCTCAATACCATTATCTCTGTTAGCAGGGGGTTTTGGATGTTATCGGTCATTGGTTTTTCTTCCTCTAAGGGTTTGATACGGTATAGAGAAAAAGTATCATTAAATTTTGGGTCTTTCAGATCTACCCAGCCATCAGTATGATGTTTCAATTGAATAACCGCCCCATTCTTATGTGCTTCTTTCAGTTCAGCGAATTTGTCCACGATAGGTGTAGCCCAATTACCTTTAAGGAATATCACTGCACCGCCATAGTACAATATCCCTTTTTTAAATACATAGCTTCCATTGGGTGTTATTTCAACACCATTAGCATCTGATATTCTATCCCCAACCTTATACCTCCGTTTAGCCTCTTCAATCAAAGCTTGTTCTACTTCTTGGGGTGTGGCTTCGGTAAATTCGCCATCAACCAACCAATGATCATACCCATCAGTCCAAGCTTCGCCTCCTCCGCCAAATCCATATCCGCTGATATGATTATTAGCCATAAGTGCAGTTGCGTATATTAGATTGCCATTTCTTAGTCGATACCACTTACCAACTCCCAATCCTTTAATTTGGGGCTTAGGTTTGCTCATCGCTAAATGCTTCTCGATTTCACTGATACGTTCAGCGTTAGATTGTGCTATTTTTAATATTTCTTGCTTTTTCATTTTGATTTTAGCTTTACACCTCTCTGTTACAGAGAGGACAGGTGTTAATTGTCTGTTAATCTTGAATAAGAAAGCCCCTGCGATATTGCAAGGGCTGAATGTTCTGTTATCTGTGTGTGGCAACTGTGGCACAATGAAAGAAATTTGCTTGTATCCAGGTAATGTATACCCCGTCCTTTTCGATGATGCACCTCGGTAGCAATATGAGTGCATCCCTCTAATCTTGCCTGACAGTAGGGATTATCTTCTTTGAATTTTTTAGCTAACTTGGAGTATATCGGCCTTTCCTTTTTTCGCTTTGGGCTTTCTTTTGGAATAGGCTTGGTAGGACGGGGGAGAGGCGTTTTCTTTCTTTGACGGTTGTAACAGTTTCCGCAAAGTTTTCGGCAATATATCAAACGTTCATTACCGCATGATACACAGATTCCTTTTTTATGTTTTATCATAATTTTTAACAATGTCTTTGGCTAATTTCTTCCACATCCTTAAAATTGTCAATCTTGATGGTCGTGAATTTTGGCACATATCATACAATCCCACAGCATGAGGGTAGTTGGATATCCAAATCTCCACGTTACCCAATTTGGCAGTAAATCGTGTAAAATCGGTAAACTCATGCTCATCCATAAGTTTATTCAATAAGGAATCATGAGCAGGAGAGTAGGGCTCATTCATTATCCAAAAAGATGGACGAAAAATAAATTGAAGTGATTTTAAAAACTTTGTCATACTGTTTCTATTTTAAATTTGAAATACTCTTTTCCTTTTGGAACCAAAACTTTGTTTACCGTTGCCTTTACGATATGTTTATCGTCAAATCCGTACTTTTTCTGTAAAATGTCCTGCAATGGCTTTACTGGATTGTCCCAGTCGGACGATCTGCTTGAAAATCCAAACTCGAATGTTATGTGATAGGGTGTAGGAGGAAGTTTTAATTTAGGCAATAAAAAAAGCAAGTCACGTTCGTACTTGCTGTATTCGGGGGTCTTAAACCTTTTGCCACGCCAACAATCGTTAACTGATAATGGCTTATAATCAATCCGTATCATTTAGCAAGTCTTTTAATTCTACTTCCATTTCGATACAGTCCCTGAAAAACTTTACTACCGATATTCTTTCAGCTTCGTTGCGAATGGAAATAAACAGCTCTTCGTTGGGTATATTCATTGCAACCTGTTTTGCGCATTCTTTCTCGTCTTTGAATTTTTCCAAATACTGTTTGAGTAGCTTTATTTCCTTTCGGTTTGGAGATACGGTCATGAAGTTTTTGATCAGTCCTGTTTCCTTTTGTCCCAAAATTGAAACAATGGCTTGATAGTATATCTTCCACTTGACATCATTAGTGAATGTGATGAGCTTAAAATCTTCGTTCAGCCATCGGTACAGATACACTCCCGAATACCCTAAATCACCTTTAGTTTTGAACCGTTCAAAGGCTTCGATCAAATGACCTTTTGCAAGCTCTTTTTGTTCCTCTTTTGTGGGTATTGGCTTTTCTTCTTCCTCAACCGATCTAAGCTTTGCTATTTCAGCACGTTTTCCGCTTGTGTAGTGAGCTTTCAGGAATTTTATAACCGTGACTACTGATAGACCTTGAAACTCTCCTAAATCGCCTAAAACACCTTTGTGTATTGCAATCGGTATTTCTCCTAATCGGATATTCGGAACGGAGTTTTTTACCTCTTCTGAAATGTTGGCGAAAAGATGTGTTAGTTTATCCTCGTTGGCATTATATCCAAGATCCGCATTCGCTTTCAGTATAGCAGGGAAAAGAACGGCGTCCAATGCTTTGTTTTCGCATTCTCTCGCCATTGGAGTATCAAACACCTCGATGCACATTTCCAACTTTTGGAGTGCGACGTATTTGTCGATTTTAGATATTGATGTTTCCATATTTTTCCTCCGCTACTTTTTTGGCGATTTCCATCGCTGATAATTTTTTGTCATTTACTTCCGGCGGGGGAGTGGTGATTGGCTTTCGTCCCTGCCTGACTTCCGAAGCTATCCACGATGCGCAATAGCGTTTGAACTCCTGCTCTGTTTCCTCCGTTTTACCAGAAGCAAGCAGGTGCAGGCAAAAAGCATCGAACCATTCCAAGACCTGGCCCATCGAAAGTGAATTTTTCATTCCGATCGATTCCAACCAACTCTGATGTCCGGCGCAATTTTTTTTTAAAGTTTCAATTGGTTGTCTGCCGGGAAAAGAAAAATTTTGTGTGGGTGAATTTGGTAATTCACTTTCACTTTCTATTTCTCTTTTATATTCACTTTCTATTTCTCTTTCTCTTTGCCTTTCTGTTTGGGTTCCAGTATTCGTAACCGACTGGTTATTATTTGGGTTACTTTTGGGTTTTGTTTGGGTTTTTGGTCTCCCTCCTTTGCCTCCGTTTTGCTTGTTTTTTTGGGCTATATTTAGCCTCTTTTCACAGCTTGGTATTGACCATCCAACATCTATTTCTTTCCCCTTTACATTGAGTACTCTTTGAACTGTTTCAATGTCCGAATTGGTGTATTTAGCGAGCATTTCGACATTGTATTTTATCTCATTGTCGTTGAGATAGGCAATGTCTAATAAGTCTCTGTATACACCTCTCTCGGCTGCAGTCATAAACATTACATCGGGATCGGAAATAAAATCTTTAGGGTACCAAGTGTATCCTAATTTCCTGCTCATTATTTACTCCTTTCGTTTTGCTGTGTATTTCAAAATTTTGATAGACATATCCTTTACATTTACTCGTGATAGAATAGCCTGTACGTTTTGCGATTTTAGAACGTCAAAGAATTTGTACGCCTCGTTTTCAGTCTCGAACCTCATGGCGCTTATCTGGAATTTAGGCGAGCAAATTCGATAAGGATGCGTCCAGTCTTTAGGAGTTAACCTGTGCTGCTCTATTTTCTCTCTCAGTGTTCTGTGCTTCATTTGTTAGGTAATTTTCAAGTTCAACAATAAATTGATCCATTGGGTAATGGCCGATATCGGGATTACAATATCCATACATGTCGTCCCCGAAGTAAGTGGATAATGATTTTACTACCCTATTTTGGGTTAGGTCTAAGTGATATATTGCTAATTTTTTGACCGAATGATATATCTCTACATTTAATAGTCTTACGCCTTGATCCTGTGCATCTATCACAAGATCAATGGCTCTCAATATCTTTTCTTTCATTTCAGTTATTATCAGGATCTGGGATATAATAATTCAGATATACAGCGCATATCCTTTTTATATCCTCGATGAATTCTACAAATTGTTTGTTTGATAAATCGGCGGTTGAGGGAGTGTTTAAAATCACTTTCCAGAACTTATGCACAAGTTCATGGTGCGAGAAGCGCTCCCTTTCGTATCCTGCGTCTATTAGAGCGGTAGACGAATGAGGTACTACCACGCCTCGGTAGTATCTTCGAAGTTTATCTGATTGCATAGCCTTAAAATAGTGTTGAGATAAACCTTTCTAAGAACCTCATCCGGTTCGTTGCACATCCTTTCGGAATACTCCTTGATCAACTCTAATGCCCTATAGTCAGATGTTATATACTGGCTTGTCGATTGGGTATATTCCATTGTGGCTCCTGTATTCATAAGATTTTAACCAACTGTTAGTACTTAGGCAATCCTCAAAATCTTCGCATAACCTTTTAAATTCTGATTTCCCATACTCAATTAAAGACGGCATAAGAAGGTGCACAGAAACGTTTCCTTTTTTGTCAACTGCGATTATGTAGTAGTCTTTATCTTCGTTTAGTGCTTTTAGGTACATGCCTCCTTGCAGCCAAAGACACCTATTGAGTATTTCGCGTTGCACTTTTCGAGGGTCAGCATCAGGCATGCTCTTCAGATCAAAAACATAATCTTCACCTTCACCATCCAAGAATGAAAGAAACTTAAAACCGTACATTTCCCAATCTATACGCTTCTCCTTGAAATTAGCGCCGTCTATCAAAGACTTGCTTTGTTCGTTCGATAAAACAGATATGGCCATTTCAACAGCATTTTTGTATATCGTATGAGATATCACGGTCTTGTCTTTACTTTCTTCCAGAAATTTTGCATAGACTTCCTTGCCCTCTTTTGTCCGACGATCACATTCGGGGGCTGTAGCATATTCTTTTGAAAATTTATCAGGTTCAAGGACAAGAGTGTGAAACACTCTGCCAAGCAAAATACTGTCTGTATCTTCATTTCCAAAAAGTTTATAGTCTATAAAATGACGGGGTGATTTTCGAAAATTAGATAGTGAAGAATAAGATAAATATAGCTCTCCGTTGCTAAATTTATCCTGAATAGTGTTTACATAAGCCTCTTTTACAGCTAAGTAATCAGGGTTTAATGATATAACTTCCATGGTACAGTTCATTTAGTTGGTTTATAATTCTTTTCAGCTTCCTGCAACACCTTAAGCTCTGCAGGAGGGATAAATATGTTTGCTTTTTGGGCATTGATGATAACATCCTTTTCGCCTTTGTTAATCCGGGCCAAAGCAGCGTTGAATTGCTTTTCGGTCATCGTTGTTGGTCCAGCTACGGTTTCCTTTTTGGCCGATTTTTTATCATCCTCATCGGTAGGGGATGGCTTACGGTCCGGGTTATCAATATCATCCTCATCGGTAGGGATGTGGAAGTATTTCAGAAGGAAGTAACGCTCGGCGTAAGTGAGTGCTGATCCTACGCCTTTATCCCAGTCGTTCATGCCGTTGGCTCCAAACAGATTAACATCTGTTTCCCCGGTTTCAACGTCTACCCAAGTAAATCGCATTTCTACTTTAGAAAGTATTTCTTGCTTTGGATGTCCTTTTGCGGTTGTATAATCTTGACGTGTATTATCTATTGAAAGGACTTCTTGTTTCAATAGCAATCCGAGATCATCCATTAAGGGTTTGATATGGCCTAAAACCTTTGTTCCGGTAACATAGGCGTATCCGTTAGGATTATATTGGGATTTAGTGTCCTTATCCTTTCCAAGCCCCCTAACGGACTTCTGTATCTCGTGAAGTTTTTTGTAAATGCTCATGATGATTTATTTTTGAATTAGATGTGCCAGGTACGGGGCATAAAACATGAATACGACACCGATTAGTATCAGTGCTCCAAAAAAAAGAGTCTCCAAAGCTTCCTTTACTACCTCTCTTTCAGCATCGCCCATAAAGAATATATTGCGATGAATAAAGTCTAATATTCTTTCCATAATTATCTTCTCCTTTTGATTTCTTTGTATTTTATAATCTTGTTGAAGTCGTACCGGATCACCGTACCAATCTGTACGAAAGGTATTTCTTTACGGTCACGCCATTTTTGAAGAGTTTGTTTAGTCACGCCAAAGCGTTTACATATTTGTTCTCCGTCCATAAGCGAAGTTTCCTCATTACTTTCCCGCTCTTTGGCAACGGCTCTGTTTACAGCTGCATCTATTATCGAATTGAGCTGATCCTCATTGATTGTTACCTGTAACATATTTTGATTTATTAGTTGTTTACAAATAGAAAAAGCCCGACATGGATACATCGGGCTTAGTGACCTTTACGTTATTAGCCGTCAAAAGGTCTTAAATCTGGCTCCTTCTTTAGGGTCTTAAAAAAGAGACATCGCAGGGAAAATAGGATTATGTCCCCAACCCTTGCCGGAGCATTTACCGGCCCTTCTTGTATAAATATCTTTACTCACCCCATCACGTGGGGAACGTCTCTTTTAATATCTTGCTGTTTCGTCCTTTTGGAACTCGTCAGTTGGCGCACGCACGCCAAGACAGCTCATTTACCAACTACTTACTTAAACGCCTGGCGTGCTTCGTTGGGGCGCGATCTGTCAACATGTACTTGTATCTTCCATGCCTATACTCCACACCGTCACGGCGGTAGTCATCGGGTTGTTCTATTGTTTCGGGTTTCGGTACCACACCATCCCTACACCTGTTATCGCTCTTATGGTCATATAGCGGACTGTTTTACGATCAGTCAAATCGGCTTTTGATTATAGTCCCAAACGTGCTATTCGGACTTACTGGAGATCGTGACAGGGTTCGAACCTGTGTATGTCTGTTTTGCGGACAGATGCCTTAAACCACTTGGCGACACGATCATTTGAGCTTTTTTACAAGGCACAGCTCACGCCTGAACAATCGTTTGTTGATTGCTTAACTATCTGTATTTCAGATGTTATTGTTTATTTGATTTTTGTGTTTACTTTTGTTGAAAAACTATGTTATGAAACTGATAGACTTAGAATTTATTAAGGATATTAAAATAGGAGACTTTGCGCTCGGGTGTATAGCTACGTTAAATCTATTGTATCCGGCTTTTATAACATGGTACTTCTTTGACCGAAACTTCCTTATTGACAACAGTATATTGGTAATAATACTTTCTGCTATTTCTATCGGTTTTATTTTTAATATATTGACAATAAACAATACCGTGTATAAACTAAAAATGGACGATGTTACCATGACATTTGAAAGCCTAAAGACCATATTTCCATTAATCATTGCAAAACAAGGAATCGATTTTACGTATATGTTTTTATTTATATGGTTTCCTTTGACAATTTCCGAGGAATGGATATCTGAAAACTTCGGGAATGAAAGTATATTGTTATTAGTCATAATTTCGTATTCGTTTGTAAGTTCTGTTGAACGTTTATTGTTCCGTAAAAAATGAGATCTATTTTCTGAAATAATGAATGAATAAGATGGCATTCACAGGAACCCAGACGAATAGGGCGCAAAAGACCAACCTATTGTAATTAATGCTGTTTTCTATGAATAAAACAGATGCTATAGTGGAAAAATTAAATACAACGAACATTACTATGTATCTTATAAAATTTTGTCTACTGAATTCCATTATCTTGTTTAGTTTTTAGTTCCTGAATAGATTGTGTATAAACTCTCTGCCTTTTTCCGTCCAACGCATCTGTATATCGGTTCCCGTTTCACCGTTGGATTTTGTATATGTGTAGGTCTTAGTGTCTGTATAACCTTGGTTCCGGTACTTAGCGGTTAATAGCCACTGGTTACCCTGCTTGTAGATCACACGACGCTCCCGAAGCATTTGGTTAAGCTTAATGGCTGATACTCCAATCTCATTAGCTATCATATTTGTCGTTATCTGTGATTTTGACTGCAAAACCTCTTCGTAGTATTCTACCTTTGGAAGAGCGAGGCCTATAACTTCGTTTGCTTTCTGTAAGTGGTAGTCTTTCTCGTCATTGGCACGGCGCAATTCTTTTAGCTGTGTAGCCATCTGGATTATCATGTCGGGATTGGAAAGCATATCCTCTATGGTCCGGGGAGTGGCCGTAAAACCTACCTGTAAAAGCTCTTTAATCCGGTCGTTGCACCATAATTTGAAGTCTAAAGAAAGCCATTGTGCATATTCAAGAGCAACATCTTCATGGAACCAGTTGCCACGTTTGCTTGGGTCGTTCCCGCCTTTTACACTTATAACTAATTGATTTTTAGCCAAACTCCGATTTTCGGACAACGCCTTTAGAAATTCGATAGTAGAAGGTAACTCTAACCATTTCCAAGCATGTTTACCAAAGGGTTTAGCCATTTCCGTAGCATTTACATAAGCTATTCCGTCTGCATTCCTAAATGTAACCTCGTTACCGTTGTAGGAGAATAATTTGGTTAGTTGGTTCATTACGCAATCCTCCCGATAAATACTTTAATAGATCTTCTTTGCATGTCGTTTAACTGCCTATACTTATGTGCTGATATCTGGGGTTCAGTCCAATACTCATATTTATGGCATGTAGCTTCGTTCAGTTGGGTTTTTAGGTTGGCCGCCCATCCTAATGTTTTTACGGGCAATGCTTGACCTACTTTTAATGTCTTGCATCGTGCTTTTAACCCTTTGGGCGACCTGTTTAGAACCCTATTGGGAACTTTTGTCAGTACAATGTCATTTACACTCATAATGTACATACTATCATTTACTATTTGCTTTAAAAGTGAACGAAAAGTGTACATTTGCTTTAGGTTTTAATATATACTAAACGTTCACTATTTCAAAGGTACATACTATATGTACACTTTGCAAATAAAAAGTACGTAATATATGTACATATTTTGCAAATGATTGAGTATCAAGGAGAAAAATTTCGAAATTGGTTAGATAATCAGTTCGAAAAAGAGAGGGGTAAGCCAATGTCGGAAAGGTTTACGATGAAAAAGGCTATTGAGATGCTGGAAGTGTCAAAAACTAACATGTATCAATATTTCAAGAGTAAAAACCTTTCCAGAGAAACGGTAAAAAAAATAACAGAAACATTTGCAGTAAGTGTAAATGAAATTTGGGGAGACGGCACGATTGAAGAAGGGACTAAGCCCAATCTTTGGATAGTTCCTTTCCGGTCATATGCAGGATTTCTTAGAGGATATGGGGACGGGCTTGGAACAAAGGATAATATTGAAAAGATCTATTACCCGTTGATAAAAGGAGAAGCCTATGCCTTTCAGATTGGAGGACAATCAGCTTTCCCGTTATTCCCGGAAAATACATGGTTCTGCGGAAAGCCGGTAGAGAGTGCAGACGATCTTGTTAAAGGTCGGCTGTATACTTGGCAGACGATAGACGGGATAGTTACCAAACTATTCGATGGTATGGATGATGAATATTTTTATGTATCTTCGGTAAACAAAGACTTTAATCCAGTTAAGCCGTTCCATAGGAAAAGCGTAAAGGTAATTTACCGCCAAGTGGGTAAGTTGGATAACTTTGAATATTAAACCAAGTAAATTATGATAAATACATTATTACAGGCAGCCCCAGGTCCAGACGGAACATTCATTATCCAATCAATTTTGGTTATAGGAATGATCGTTATTGCGTTTCTTATCTTCCGTGCTGTGATGTTATGGTACTGGAAGGTAGACAGGATAGTAAGCAACCAAGAGCAACAAATTGCTACTATGAGCGCAATCCTTAGAAAATTGGAAGGATGGAAAGACGAGGACACGAATGGAGATAGTAGTATCATGGATAAATAGTTATCGACATGGAACTTAGCGAATACATAAATGACACTATTTTAAGTGTTGTAGAGGGAATAGAACAATCTCAAAAGCAACTATCTGACAAAGGAAGTAATGCAATAGTAAACCCGTCAATTACAAGCGTGGGTGATGTTAAATTTATAGACGATAGGGCTGGTAAAAGAGCTGTGCAGGAAGTCAATTTTACTATAGGCATAACCATAGAGGGAGAGTCTGAGTCAGAAGGCGGGGGAGGGGTTAAACTAAGTGTTTTCCAAGCCGGCGGAAAAATCACAAAAAAACAATCAGAAACGGAGGTTAACACAATTTCGTTTTCGGTTCCGATACGCTTTCCGGTGAAAGATGATTTGGAGATTAAGAAAATCAAAGCAACATCTTCGTATAGCAAAATAAGAAAATAGCTGATGAAAAATTTACTTGTAGTCTCCTTTTCGTTTATACTATTTGTTTCATGCCACTTATCAAATGAAGACAAAGCAAAAGAACTTATTAAGCAGTACATTGTGGAGAATGCGAATGATCCGGAAAGTTATGAACCGGTAGAGTTCGGGGACTTAAAAGAGGAAGATGGTATGGTTTTCTGGAGTTCGGAATATAACTATCTTGAGAAACTACTTGATGTTACAAGTGATGAAGAAAGAAAGGAATATCTCTTAAAGAGCATAGACAACCTGGTAGAAGAGATTGGTGAAGGATCTGGCTATTCGATAGTCCATTCATATCGAGGTAACAACGCCTATGGGGCTAAAATACTGGTAACACAGGAGTTTTATTTAGACAGTATGTTAACTAAAGTATTATTCGTAGAAAACTTTTAAAATATTGTAGGAAATAACATTAAGGTATGCCCCACATCGAAAATAAAAAACAGAGCCTCGCAGAAATATTTTCCCAACGGACCGGCCGGCTGATCAGTTCTGAAAAAATACTTATTGGGTCTGTTATCTCTAAAATTGAACTCTTCCTTGTACATTATAGAGATATAATAGCAAAGGAAGAAATAAAAGCCATACACATAGAGTACGAATATACCGATGGTATTGCTGAATATCCAACAATGATGTCGTCCACTATTGATATCGACGAATTGGATGGGCTTATTAAATCCCTGGAACATATTTGGGACAAAGTAATATCTACACATCCGAGGAATTATACTGAAGTACTTTTTACAAGCAGATCCGGAATTAAATTAGGATGTGTTTATAGGTCGGACTGGTATTTCTATATGAAGGTATCAGAATCCGACGACAGATCAATAGTATCAATGCGTATAGATTGTTTGTATACCTTACTGGAACTATTGACGAAAGCTCAGGAGATGTAGGTTTAGGCTAAAGATATACACGCTTTGAGTATATCTTCTCTACAAACATCTTTATATGTCATATTAATGTCATGTTATTAAATATAATTTGCTTTAATTGACTCGATTTAATGCGTTTTAACAATATGTTGTGTAAAAATGAGATTTATCCTTTAGACGTAATAGTTATTAACGTACAAGTCGGCATTTTGGCCTTATGGAGGTAAACGTGGTGATGATGGACGGGATACAGGTCGAAATATTGCTAATAGCGATGCTATAGATAGAGGTGTTGCAGATGTTATACTTATGTTATATGTTTGATGACTCGATCATCAATAGGATCGTGTAGAAGAGTAATTTGAGTGAGTGTTAATACTGATTTAATGCGAATTTTAAACCTTAGAATATTGTATTCATCTAACAAAGGAATATGGCACCTTTTATAAAAATAGTTTCAAATGTTCTTACTGAGGTATTTACGACCTTTTTAGAGTCTGACATGAAGGTAATCAGCAATGATGCTGAAAAACTATTGTCAGATAAGGACAATAAGAGAGCATATATTGACGGGTTAGCGAAATTAAGGCAGCTTGAGAAAGATGGGAACAAAGAGCCTAAAGTCACTATAATATTAAAGAATAAGCAACCGCTTGAGTTGACTCGATAAGTATGAATTTTGGGATCACTATAATAACAATATTTTATATTGTTATTTTAATTGTGCCAGGCATATTTTTTAAGCGCTTCTATTTTCAAGCAAAATTTGCAAATGAGTTTGGCAAGGGAGTGTTTGCTGATAAAGCTATTACGAGCATATTTTGGGGGTTAATTATACAGATTCTATCTATATTCATTGTTAAGTTTACGTTTAGCTTAACATTTGATGAAATTTACATAAGAGCTAACAACATCTATCAATCTATTCATGAGGGATATCTTCCCAAGGTTAGTTATAAACAATTAAAGTTAATTTTTGCTTTTTTTATCTTTTCTATAGCTATAGCATGCTTGTGTGGTTATTTTCTACATAAATTAATCAGGTATTTTAGACTTGATGTCACTTTTTCTCCTCTGCGTTTTGCAAACGAGTGGAATTATATTTTCAGAAATGAGGCATCTCAAAGTATAGACTCATCCTTGGAAAAAAAGAAATATCATTCTACAGAATTGGATATAATTGTCAAAGAGTCCAAAAATGACAATCCTGTATTTTATTCCGGTATATTAAAGGATTACTTTCTTGACGAGTATGGTCAATTAGATAAAATTATTTTAAAGGCTGCAAAAAAAAGAGTAAAAAAGAACCAAGGGACAAAAGAATTTGTAGAGATTAAAGGAGATACTTTCATTGTGCCTTATTGCAATATTGAAAATATTAACTTACGATTTAATTATACATCAAGAATTAATTCATTCAAGATACCTTCGGCAATAGTTAATACAGTATATTTATTTGCTATATTAATATTGATTTTTATATTTATTTTTCCGTGGTTTACAAACGTCGATTTTTGGCGCAAAATATTATCTATATTGCCTTTGTTTTTGTCTTGGACTTCTTTAATGATAGTTGTTATGGTTTACATTGGAAGTTCAGATCCTAAAAAAGACATAGCGAAAGGAAGGAATCATTTATTGTTTTTTTTATTATCAATAATGTTTATGATCGTAGCGCTTTTGTTGTTGGATTTGATTAATGTGTCTAAAATATCAAAGCATGTAAGGGAATTCATTAACATGTATTAGGACTTACTATCTATTATCTTCATTATCCTTTGCTTCCGCATGTATATGATACCATTCCCTTGAAAGCTTAATGATGTCTTTGTGATTATAGTAGATCGTTGTATTTTTCCCGTTTTGTGACTCTGGCTTTAACAATCTGTGCTTTAGCCAAAACTTAACTCTTTGCGCTCCATAATACATACATGCTTCTTTTTTAGTTAATTGAGGCTTAGCTAAAGTCTTGTTCACAAGGTATTCAGCAATATCTTCTATTGTCAGTCCACTCATGACTAAATATAGCAAGAATCCCCAAACTCTGCACGGTGATTTGGAATCGTATTTTATGCTAAGTAATTTAGTGGGGCAATAGAATGGTCTGTTCTTAAAGGTTTATAACAATGAAATTAGACATTGAATTATGCAGAAAGATACTGCAAACAATCGAAGAGCACGGAGGTGTCGATGGATTACAGCGATTCCCGCACATTGAAGATGTAGACGATCAACATGTTTTTTATCAAATCAAGAAAATGTCGGAAGCCGGTTATGTATCACATAAGGTTTACTGCTGTGACAGTGGAAGCGAATTTAACTTATTCAAAGTTGACGTGAGTTTTCAAGGTCACGAGTTTTTAAGGCAAATGTTAGATGACACCATATGGAATAAAACTAAAGATATAGCGAAAAAAGGAGGTCTTTCACTAACGTTCGAAACAATAAAAGCTATAATACCGGTTGCAATTAATTCCGTTATTAGCGCTTATTCGTAAATAGAAAAACCCTACAACTTCCGGGAGGAATGGAGTAGGTTTTTTGGACACATATAAAAAATTAAAATTAATCCCCTTTAATTTTAATTCAAGGCTATATTGTGCCTAATGTGAGAAATGTTAACCTTTTAGATTGACAAAAGTTATCTTCTTATTGGATGAAGCTTCTTTAAATTTATTCAAATTGACTTTTTGAAAGCTTTCATTTATTTTGGTTAACATTTCAAATCGTGATTTAATCATCTGACTTTTTTCAGACATTAAGTTGCTTTTTGCGTTTTTCATGATTATTATCTTTTTAAATGTCTTGGAACCTCTAATTCATTTCCAGATATAAATCTGAATCCTTCATCGTCAATTACTGCTAACTTTATCAGACCGCCTACGGTAGGTATGTTTTTCGTATACTTCTGGAAATCTACTTCTATTCGCATCAATAATGAAGCCAAATCAATAGCTTGCTGCAGGCTTAAATCGTTTAAGTTATAAATCTGCATATCAGAAAAAGCGAGGTCTAAAAACCGCTGATCTGAACTTATATCCATCAATATATCTGTGGTTAGTAAATCCTCATTTATATTTAGTTTGTCAAGTGCTATTCTTACTATGTCAGCAAATTTAAAATACATATCGTTAGAAAAACCGAATAAAATGGAATCGGATATTTTATTCTGACCATCACATATTACACTGCCATAAGAAACGAAATCGCTAAAGTAATCGGCTCCAATTTCTGTATCGGAAGCCGGTAAATATTTTGTGAATATCTTTTTAAAAGTAGTTTCTTTATTTACAATATCATAGTGAGTCAATATAAGAACGAAATTGCCCAAATCTGCTCCTGTTTGTAAGTGAGAGGATATTTCGTTGTTGAAATGGGATTTTACCATCTCTATTATTTCGTCAGGAGATATATAATCATTTTGATTATTGAGTCTAACATTGTTTTCATAAACAAATTCCTCGGTTATTGTTGATATACTCTTACTGTTGATATAAGCAGATCCACAAGTAGTGAGGCATGAGTAATTATTAATCTTCAATAATTTATCTTCGAAGTCCTTTGTAAAGCTGGGTTCTTGTCGGAATAATGAAATAAGATCATGCGCATTTATTTGCACATTTTCATCTCCGGTTTCTTCAGCTTTTCTTTGGATATAATTCAAATAATTGTTGAAACTTAACACACCCTGCTGAGAAGTAACAAGAGAGTCAGCTATGACTGCAACCCCTCTTTTTGCCGCTACACTCGCAATAAAAGTCATATTTTATATTTTGGTTTTATCAAACATAGTAATAATACGCCAAAAAGATACACAAGATATTAAAATAAATTATCTACTTTTATTTATCCCAAGCATTCAACAAAGCTTCTTTAGCTCTTTTCTCCGTTATCTTCACGTACCTTTTAAAGCTCTTGTAGCTTCTGTGTCCGGTAATAGGCATAATCTCTTCGGCCTTCATTCCAAGTTCTAAAGATAGCGTTACAAACGTCCTCCTTGCTGTATGTGCAGTAACCTGATCCTTACGGGGAAAAGTCTTTACTATCCTTTTGGCTCCGCTGAACCGGACCTTTTCAACGGTTTCCGTCAATCCGGCTAATTCGGCGACTTCTTTAATGTACTCATTAAACTTTTGATGGCTCGGAATAGGGAATACCAAGTCGTTATCCGATACGATGTATTTATCTGCGATTTCCCGGGCTTTATTGGATAAAGGTATTCCGTTAAGGTCTTTTGTCTTTTGTGCCGTCAGACGGATAAAATCGCCCCTAATATTGTGTCTTTTTAAATTCAACACGTCAGAAAAACGCAAGCCGGTATAACACATGAAAACAAATACATCCCTGACCTTTGAAAGTCGTTCAGTTTTCAGCTCTACGGCTTCGATCTTCTTTAACTCACCCATAGTGAGAGCGACGACATCGGTTTCTTTTTCCGACCATGAGAAATCCCTAAAACTTTCGTCAGTTCGGTATCCTTTCTTTCTTGCCCGGTCCAGGAATACCCGCAGTTGGGCCAGTCTCTTTTTTATGGTAGCGTTAACCAAGCCCTTTGACACCATGAATAAGGCTACACCATTGAAGTAATCAAAGCCGGCATCATGAGTATAATGTACTTTCTTTTTTAAAGTGTCATAATCAGAAAGCATGTTTCGTATGGTAGTGTAATGCTTTATCGTGCTTTCGGTTAGTTTGCCCTTGTTCTCATTTTCATTACCTTCAATAAAGTCAACGACCGATATTTTTTTTCCTTTATCGATCTTTTGCCTCGATTTCCCGGACATCATGTTTTTAAGTTCATAGATCACATCAGATCCCGAATAATCCACGCCATCCATTCTAAATCTATCCTCAATACCTTTTATCTTCAACTCTATATCTGAAAGCATGGCGTTTATCTCTGCTACACCGTGGGCAGAAAGGAATAGATTGAAATTTACATCCGGGGCTAATTTCTTAGCGATCGGTTTTGAAATATAGATAGCTTCTTTTTCGTCATTGTCCCAATTTTCCTGTAATATAGATTTTCCTATCATGTAGGACACCGGAGTATTTCCATGTAAGGAATATCTAAGCTGCAAGGCATACAGATCATCCTTACTTTTTGTATCTTTACGTAAGATATAGTTAACGGTTCCGTCAGTAATCTTTAATCTCATTGGCACGATTTATGGCACGATAATATTATACTCATGTGTATTCAAATATACCCAAATAATATAAAAATCATACTTTAAAGTGGAAATAGGCGTATTTTGATATAATTGATAAAGCACGGGTATGCTATCAATTT